ACATCCGTGCTCACATTTCCGAGAGAAAAAAGAATCGGAGCAACAACCCATGTGAGAGAGAGGTGGGATCCCTCTTGAGCCTCCCCTGCTGACGAGTAGGGGATATTCCCATTCCTCTATAGCTCAATTAGGCAGAGCGGTTGACTGTTAATCAATAGGTTTCTGGTTCGAGTCCAGATGGAGGAGTTATGTATAGAACAACTTATAAAGAACAGATTGGATATATCTACATCTGCATAAAAGAACTGATGAGGATGTACATCATGAAAGATCGGTACACACCTAGCGTATAAATAAATCCGAGGATAAGTTTACACCGCAGGGTCAGAATAATCATGCCATTAACACGTCTAGATAACCTTATCAGCAGTAAGACTGGTAAGTATCTTTATGTTTCTCCTGATGATTTCAACGCGACAGATGCGTTATCTAATAGAGGCAACTCCCCAGTAACGCCATTTAAGAGTATTCAGAGAGCATTTCTAGAAATTGCACGATATTCTTACCTACCTGGCTCAAACAACGATAGGTTTGACCAGTTCAGCATTATGCTGATGCCTGGTATTCACTATATTGATAACCGTCCTGGTCTTGCAGACACTACTGGCATTGATCCATTCGGTTTTGATCAAGGCAGTAATGCTTGGACTGATAGTAGCATCCTCGATATTTCTAACCCTGATAACGTCCTCTACAAGTTTAACAACACTGAGGGTGGTGCTATCATCCCTAGAGGTTCTTCGCTGGTAGGTTATGACCTTCGCCGTACTGTTGTTCGTCCTCTATATGTTCCTGACCCTGCTGTAACGGAACGTGAGATCCCTCGCTCTGCTATCTTTAACGTAACTGGTGGTTGTTACTTCTGGCAGTTCACCATTAAGGATGGTCAGACCACTGCAGAATCTCCTCTCTACAACTCCCTCGATGGTACTGGTGAGGTTTACTACGATCCTAATGACTTCACTAAGAAGGCACCACCTAACTATTCTCACCACAAACTAACTGTATTTGAATATGCAGATACTGAGGAACTAAGTCTCTTCTACAGAAAGATTGCTAAAGGTTTCTCACTATATCAACCAACCATTGATGATCCTGGCGAATTTGATTTCAGAGTCCAAGAGAACAGAATCGTTGGTCCTCTATCTGACTCCAGAGTTATTGAATCTCTGAAGTTAAACGATGCTACGACTATTCCTAGCATCCCTGCATCTACTTCTGAGATTGAAGTAACCACTAAGGTTGACCACGGATACTTTGCTGGTCAGTTTGTTGCTATTTCTAACACTGAAGTTGATAGTGTACTTGAGGGTATCTTCCCCATCAAACGCATTGATGAGAACGATCCTCGTAAGTTCACCTATGAAGTAGCAGAGGTTGTTAGTGCAATCGGTACTGGTATTGCATCAGGTAATACTATTGATACTGGCACGACTCCTGCACTAGGTGGTAATGCACAGACCCTAGCAGAAGTTGACTCTGTTGAATCTGCATCACCATACGTATTCAACTGCTCCATCCGTTCTACGTGGGGTATTTGTGGTATCTGGGCAAATGGTTTGAAAGCCACTGGTTTCAAATCAATGGTTATCGCTCAGTACACGGGTGTTTCGTTGCAGAAGGATGACAGAGCATTCATCCGTTACGACGAGTATTCTAACACTTGGAACCAAGCATCACTAACTGATGCATTCGCTACGGTTCCTTATCACACCAAGGGTGATTCTTACTGGAAGGATGACTGGAGAAACTTCCACGTTCGTGCATCAGAAGATGCATTCATCCAGAACGTTTCTATCTTCGCTGTTGGTTTCGCTGATCACTTCCTGATGGAGTCAGGTGGTGACATGTCTATCACCAACTCTAACTCTAACTTCGGTAACACATCTCTACATGCTATTGGTTTCAAAGGTTTCGCCTTTAACCAAGATAAGGGTGGTTACATTACTGACATCATTCCACCTAAGAAGATCTCGGATGATGCTGCTAATGTCAAGAAGACTCAGTATTATACCATTGATATTCAAGGCACCATTGCTGATGCAAACAACTACACCAAGTTGTTCCTAGGTAGTGATGACATCAAAGATCCACTGAACCGTCCTGCAGTATCAATCAACGGTTACAGATTGGGTGCTAAGTCTGGTGAGAAACTATATGTAAAACTAGATCCTGCAACTGCTGGCGGTACTGAAGAGTTCAACGTATCACTAGAACCAACTGGTTTCGTTAAGTATATTGCTGCAGCATCTATCCTTAACCCTTCAGGTTTTGCATACAACAGCACCTATGCTGATGCTGCTAACTTGATTGAAAGCAACCGTAAGATGATCCAAGAGGAAGTCTTCGGTTATATTATTGAGAAGTTCCCAAGACTTCAGGACATTTCCTATGTCAATCCTGGCAGAGATCCTAATGCAAACCGTTACAATGATGCTCGTAACCTGATCATCAGTAACAGACAGGATATTGTCAATGATACTATGACTTCTCTTAGTATCTTCAATCCTACCTCTACAGTTACTGCTGAAGATGTAGGTGAGATGGTTGATGCAGTTGCAGAAGACCTTAGAGATGGTGGCAACTCCAATACTATCCTGCTCATTCAGTCATTCTTCAATGGCAGTGGACAACTAAGCAAGTATGCAGGTGAGCAAGAGAATGTCCTCTGGGCAATCAACAGAGCAAGAGATCTTTGTAAGCAAGCAGTATCTAACCTGCTAGCAGTTAAGGCAGATCTTTATGATCCAGATTCTAACAGTCTGATTGCTCCTTATGGTGGTCTACCTATTGGTACTATCACCGCAGGTAAGACTGGTTCACAGGCAGAAATCGATGGTGATACCACTAATGGTGTTACTATTGACCCAGCACAGAAGATTGATCCTGCTTCTAGGTTCAGAGATACCTACAGACTGATCAATAATAACAGAGATTACATCCTTGATAATGCACTTGCAGAGATTGCAACCTATGATGAGTCTCCATTCTTCTACTTCCCTGGCGATCCACAAGAGACCAGTCAGTCAAGATTCAAGACTGCATATCGTCTAATCAGACGCAACAAAGCAGGTGCTATTGATGCTGCTATTACTGCTATTCAAACTGCTCACCCAGCATTTGTATTCCCAAGTGGTACACCTGACAAGTGTCGTAGAGACCTAGGAGCCTTCATTGACTCACTGGGCATGGACATCTTCTTGAGTGGTAACCAGTGGACCATCACCTTCATGGAGAAGTATTTTGAAGGCAGCAATACTTGGGTTACTGGTGGTCTCCAAGGTGAAGAAACAGAAGCAATCACTGGTTTCAATGCCGTAAGAGATTATCTTCAGGATGCAGTATCTAACCAACTAACTTCTGGTTATCAGGATCTCAGCGTATCACCTGGCGAAGCAGTCTATGGTGATGGCAATGGCGATCTTACTAACACAGATGCTAGTGCATGTGCTGACGTTCAGAATGCAATCGCAACTCTAACTTCTATTGTTACTCAGGTAATTAGTGATGGCAACCCTGATACTATTAGGAATCCTAATAATCCTAATTTTGTAAACCCACAAGCACGTAGTCTCCAAGCAAATGAGAACAAGTGCCGTAGAGATATCGGTCACATTGTTGATGCAGTAATGCAAGACTTGTGGTTCGGTGGTAATGCTTACTCTGTCTCAATGGCAAGAGCATACTTCGACCGCTTCGGTAATGCAATTAGCAATGGTCTAATTGGTGAACAGTCACAAGCAATCACTGCATTCAGACGTGCTGCTGATGTTATCAACTCAGCAATCAACAACAGACTGTTATTCTGGGATCAGTCAATCACTCTTGATAAGACTGGTGATCCACCAATCGTATCTGATACTAATGCAGACGCACATCGTCTGATCATGAAGAACAAGGAGTGGTTGGCAGAAGAGGCATACGAGCGTATGCTTGCTAATCCTCTCTACAGTTCTTATGAACCACAAGAGCAGAACACCAAGCAAGATTGTCTAGACGATGTTATCAACATCCTTGAGATGATCATGTATGACGTTAAGTTTGGTGGTAACGCTAAGACTTACGACTCTGCAGAGATCTACATTACTAACGTAATGCCATTCTTCGGCAGTGAGAAGAAGCGTAAGGAATACACTCCAACTAATGTTACTTACGATCCAGCAACTGGTCTATCAGTCTTCACCATTCCTGGTCATGATATGGTTGCTGGCAACTATGTCAGATTTGATGACAACAGTCTGGTCTTTACCTGTGCCATGGATAACAACCAGTCACAGAAGTCTTACCCACGTGCTGGTCAAGATCCTTTCTCTGGTAACTGGTGTCAGATTGTTGATGCAGATGAATCTAGCATCACCTGTAACGTTGGTGTATCTGGTCCTAACCTAAGCTTTGACCCAACCAATGTAATTTACAACTCCACATCTGGAGCGATGGAAATCACCATCGGTGCAGGTCACGGACTTTCCGTTGGCGAAGGCGTGATGATCGCTAACAATTCCCTCACATTCACTTGTGATCAGGATAACAACCAGACTCAGCATACTTATCCTCGTGCTGGTCAGGATCCTTACGCTGGAAAGTCCTTTACTATTACTGCAATCAGCACTAACACGATTACTGTTAACGTTGGTGCCGCTGGCACCGCAGCAGGCGTACCACACACCTTCGTCAGTGCTCTCGCTGGTTCTGTAACTCACTCCCCACAGTCTGCACACACCTTTATCTCTGCAACTGATAACTGCATTGGTTACGGTCTAGCATCTTCTACCTTCATTGACCCTGAGCGTGATGAAGCAAGAGAAGTATTCAATCAGGTAAGAGCACTTGTTCCTGATGTACTGAGAAACATTGCTGTTACCAACACTGGTGCTAATACTCTTGATCAGTATATCGATGGTGCTACTGTACAAGACTGGGATTCTCCTGCATGTGTAAACGTTATCTCTGCAGTACAGTCTAACATCGACACCATTATGCAGGCAATCGGCAACGATCTTGCTGGTGTTGGTAACCTCAATGGTATCGCACGTACTGTTCCTGCACAACCAGTAGATCTGATCCAGAACGGTGTTAACCAAGGATATGTTGCTGGTAACTGTTCTGATGTTGTTGCTGCTGTCAACTCACTGATTGATATCACTGTTGAGGCAGTTCTACTAGGCACCCTAGACAATCTCCCATCAGTAGACAATGGTCTCTGGGATTGTGCTAACGTCCGTAGCAGCATCGAGAACCTGTTTGACATCGCTGTTGATGCATTCTCACTCAGCAACCTCACTAACCTCCCTGTTGTTAACAGAGGATCATTCACTAATGATGCTGAGGCATCTAAGTGCTACCGTGACGTTGCATACATCGTTGATGCTGTTGTATCTGACCTTAGACTTGGTGGTAACATCAACTCTGTACAGGCAGGTGAAGCATACTACGTTGGTACTAGCAGCAGTCTAACTTATACTCCAACCAACGCTACTTACGATCCAGCGACTGGTCAGTTCGTCTTGACTGTTCCTAATCATAGTGTTCAGGCTGGTAGATACATCAGACTTGCTGATAATTCATTCACATTCACTTGTGGAATGGACAACAATAAGACTGAGAAGTCTTATCCACGTCCTGGCATTGATCCATATGCTGGTCAATCCATCCTAGTAACTGGTGTTACTGCAAATACTATTACATGTAACGTTGGCGTCTCTGGTCCTAACGTAGAGTATACTCCAACCGATGCTTCTTATGATCCTGCTACTGGAGATCTGGTACTAACTATTGGATCCCACTCACTGACTGTTGGTGAAGGTGTTGTCATTGACGACAATTCATTGACCTTCACTTGTGGTATGGACAATGATCAGGCACAGAAGTCATATCCACGTTCTGGTATTGATCCATTCTCTGGTCGTTCAATGCTGATCACCAGCAGAACCAGCACGACTATTACTGTCAACGCAGGTGTCTCTGGTCCTAACAAGCAGTTCACCCCAACCAATGCTCAATACAATCCATCAACAGGTGACATGGTTCTCACTGTTGGACAGCATGGTCTAGGTGTTGGTCGCGGCGTTGTACTTGCAGACAATTCACTCACATTCACTTGTGCTCTGGATAATAACGCAACTCAGCATAGTTATCCACGTCCTGGTACTGATCCATATGCAGGTCAGAAGTCAATCGAAATTACTGCTGTTGGTTCTACCCAACACACAGTCACCAATGCTCCATACAATGCATCAACTGGTGTTATCACACTAACTGTTGGTAACCACGGATTCAGCAATGGTGATTACATTAAGGTTGCTGATGGTTCACTAACTTATACCTGTGATCTAGATGGTAACCTCACCCAGAAGTCTTACCCACGTGCTAACTACGACTATCCATCTGGTCGCTGGATGGAGATCTCCAATGTAACTGCAAATACTTTTGATATCAACGTTGGACCTTCCTCTTACACTGGCACCCACACCTTCGTAAGTGCTGCTGCAAATGGCATTGAACGTCAAGATGGTACATTTACTATCAACGTTGGTGTATCACCTGACACGTCTGCACATACCTTTGTAAGTGCAACTGCAAATGCTGTCTCTCACACCCCACAGTCCGCACATACTTTCGTAAGTGCTGGTACTAATTGTGTTAAGCACCTACCACAGGTTGCACATACATTCGTAAGAGCTTCCACTAACGCTCTGATTGCTGGTGGTTCTCAACTACAGTACATCGACGGTGAGAAGACTGAGACCCTAGCAGCATGGGATTACGTTGGACAGATGGCAACTGCTGCCATGAGGAACTTCGACTTCCTAGCATACAACTGTACCACTACTGCTGGTAGTGCAATCGTTGATGTTGGTGACACTCGTGGTATTCTGGTTGGTATGCGTTGTGTTGAGTATGATGACACTGACATCTCCAACCCAGCATATGTCAATGGTGTTCTACAAGCAGGTGCTCAACCTGTTTACACTACCATTGGACAGAATGTATTCGTTAAGAGAATCGTCAACAATACTCAGATTGAACTTGGTGTAGAGAACTCTAGATTTGAGTTCGGTCAGACTGTAAATGCAAATCAATCTAGCAGCACCATCGATCTATTCTTTGTCTTTGAGAATGGTCAGTGGGCAGACACTCTACCTAAGACTGTAACTGTCGGTCCTGCAAATACTGATCCTGATGTTATCGCTGACACCCTCACTGGTAACATCATCACTGATCCTGCTGATCCTAACTTCGGTGAGCAGATTAGAGAGTGTGCTGGTACTGCAAATGCAATCACGACGTTGATTGGTAACATCACCACCATCATTAACTCTGGTGTTGGTTCTGTTACTAGACAAGAGCAGACTGCAGACATCTCCCTCTTCTCACAGAGATCAACAGTATTCACCATTAATACTTCTGGTCTAGGTGCATCTAACCCACACAACTTTGAAACTGGTACACCAGTCAGACTGGTCCCACGTCCACGTTTCGATACTGATCTTGGTAGATATGTTGATGTTGACAAGCGTCTCATCAGACTACCTGACGGATTTGAAACTAACAGAACTTACTATGTAATTGCACCAGGCAGAAAGACACAACCATTTGACTTCTCCAACACTACGTTCTTCAATGGTAGCGATCAGACTAAACTGATGCTCGCAACCTCAAGAGAGAATGCAGCTGCAGGTATCTTCATCTATGCATCTGAATCTGAGAGCATTGATCCTAATGTAGAGATCGATATCTATCAGTTCATCCTCGACGAGAAGTACGATCTACATCGCTACAAGTGTAATCTATCCAACGCTGTTGTTGGTGGTATTGAGACTGATGTATCTAACGTCTTTGACGTTCCATTCTCTTCAGTAACTCCACAGAAAGTATTCTTCAGAGATCTTGCACCTGATGATCTACCAACTGTTGGTCAGACCTTCGCAAGTGATCCTGAAGTTACCGTAACTGATGTTAACGATGCAAACTTCGGTAGACTGAACCCAGTCAAAGAATTCTTTGCACGTTATCAGACCTCTAAGGTCTTCACGATCCACAAGACTCACGCTGACGCAATCAACAACGCTGATCCTATTCAGTTTACTGCTGGTCAGACTGATACGTTCCAAGTCTTCTGTAACAAGCGTAGATCACCTGTTAAGTATGACCCAACATTCAATCAGGGTGTTGCTAATCAAGGCAAGTGGTACATCGAATGTATCGACGAAGGATCCTCTGGTATTGCACAGGGAATCAAGCAAGAGAACATCTTCTGGAGATTACATCAGGACGATTACTCTGACAGACCTAAGACCACTGATACGTGGTTCACACGTCTGGAAGATAACCGTGAAGCAGATGATAGAACATACAAACTACGTTATGTCATTCCTTCCTATCTTGAGAACGCAAGAGATCCTATCAATGGATTCGTTATCAAGACAAGAACTGACGACACTCGTAAGTTAGTACCACAGAAAGTTCTCCTAAAACCAGTTGCTGGTAGTGTATTTGGTGCTCGTTTCGAGAACCCAGTACAAGCTGGTGAATACATTGGTTACACTGGACCACAGTTCACCCAGTTCGCACTGAATAGTGAGGAAGCATACGATCCTTACAGAACTGATCAAACTGGTCAAGGTGTTGAGTATAAGTCATTCGCAAGATTTACCTCTGGTATTCAGGCAACTATCCAGTCTGGTCGTTATGTAGAGGATCCACTAGATCCTAACATCCAGTACCTAGAACTGACCCTGATTGATCATACTGTTGATGCTAAGAACTTCCCTGGCCTCAAGAATGAGCAGTTCACTACTGTTCGCATCAATCCACCACAGGGTGGTGAGTGGGTAGTCAATAAGACTGCTAGTATCACTGCTAACCAAGTCGAATGGACTGGTAATTCTTCAGGCATCGCGAATATCCATGCCTATTACGAAAATGCGGGTTCACATTACCTAATTCTGAAAAATATTCGCGGCGGAAAATTAGAGTTCTCAGAGTTTTATAACACCAGATTTACTCAAGGCAGCACATTTGCTGATATGCTTGAGGATCAGGACATGGGTAAATCCCTACCACTCAAGACTCTTATCAAGAAAGGATATCCTGAGTATTACTACAAGCAAAATGGTGCTAATGTTTACACCATCACGCCAGGCGACAGAATTCAGGATAGCGCAGGTGTTGAATACTATGCTGCTAGCGTCGAAGATGCTGGTATTATCGATGATACCTTCTATGTCTTCAACTACGAGACACTACAACGCAGAATCGCTGGTCAGCAAGACGGTATTTACTACCTATCCTGCCTACGCGGTAACATCTCACCTCTACCAACTGGTGCAGGTGCAGGTGGCAACTTCCGTAAGTTTAACTTCTCACAACCAGTCAGCAGTCTCTATCCACTGAACTATAAGAACGATCCTCTTTGGTTCCAGAAGGCAGGTACAACTGCTGCTGAACTTAACCTCGCTGCACAGCAAATTGACCCACCAGCAACATTCTCTGCTGCTGACAACTACATCCACGGTCTAGTTAGAACTAACGACTATAAGAACTCTGTAACAAGAGAACTTGTCGAAGATCTTACTAACCAACCAGCATTCATTATTAACTCTTATAGTGGTGTTAATGAAATTAGAGCACAGGATGGTAACGCAACCTCAGGTTCTGAGGATCGTAGAATTCCAATTGCTGGTGATAGTCTGGTTGTTGTTGATCAGAAGTATTATGTTGAACTTAGAAGACCATCTATTGCAAGAGCAGGTAACCACACATTTGAGTATCTTGGTTTCGGACCAGGCAACTACTCAACTGGTCTCCCAGCGCGTCAGGAGATCGTCTTAACTCCTACTGAGGACTTCTACGCCCAAAGTAAGAAACAAGACGCTGGTATCGTCTTCTACACGGGTCTAAACTCCAACGGTGACCTCTATATCGGTAACCGTAAGATCAACGCTATTACTGGTGAAGAAACCTTCCTAGAAGCGGCAGTTCTTCAGGATAGTGACGACGATGATGAGGATATCGGTAACCTCGTTACATCATTCGATACTCCTGTAACGTTCAACCAGAACATTACAGTTGTTGGTGGTGATGGTTCACAGCAGAACGTATTCCAGTCTCCAGTAGTCATCTCCGTTCAGGATAACGACCTAACTGAGACTAGAGATTCACTAATCATCCGTTCTAACGTATCTTCAGTCGATCCTGTAACTAATGTACAGCAAGACGAATCACTAGACAGAACTGCATGGTCCTCACCTGGCAACCCAGTTGATGGCGATATCAGAATCAGCAAGAACAGAATTAATGCTGCAGTCTTCGGATTCAACCCTAGAGGTAAGGGTCAGGCGTATCAGATCCAGACACATATCAGTTCTGGTATTCCTTCTAATATCACACCTAACAACAGCCCACTAGTTGCTGATGGTGGCACCAGATTACAAACTAACCAGTTCGTAGATTATAACGGTGTACAAGCAGGATCTGGTGACATTCTACTCAAGGGTGTCGAGGTTGGTAAGACTGGTTCACTTGGTTGGGTCTATGCAAACTACTTCACTGTTATTCCTTCTAACAATATCTTCACGATTGAGTTTGATGGTACTAACGTAGTTAAACTGACCTTTAAGGATAACCTAGGCGTTGACATTCCTAACTCCACGCTTGGTATCAACTCTGGATCTTCGATCAAACTAACTGGTTACATTAACCCACTGCTCAACTCCACTTGGTTGGTATACTCACCAAATGGCGATGCATTTGATCCTGCAAACAACTACGTACACTTCCAAGTCAATAACAATATCGGTATTGACACTCTATCTTGGAACGGTGCTGGTGGTGTACTTGATAGCGTAGGTGTTGGTCAACCAACTCCTAAGGTTGAGTTCTCTAATGCTAACTGGAAAGAGTACGGTGTAGTTGGTGCTGAAGCACTCAGAACTGAAACTGAGAACATTGGTGATTACAAACTTGGTGTTAACACCATTGCACGTACTGACCATGTTGCTAGCGGCATGGCATTCACCTCAATCGATCAAGAACCTAGAGCAAACCTAGATGTTGTTGGTACTGCATTCATCAGTGGTAAGACTATTGAATCTTACCTAACTGAGTCAACTATCCTCAAGACTGAAACTGATCAAGATAATGCATTCTTGGTTGGTGGTGATAGTTCTGATCCAGACGATAGTTCAGTTCTACGTGTCATGACCACTAACAATGGTCGTGTTGGTATCAATACTAAGGTAACTGATAGTGTTAACCCACAGTTAGAACTAGACAGAAACTTCGTTGTTGTTGGTAACTCCAGATTTACTGGCGACTCAATGTTCATGACTGACATTGAAGTCAACGGTGGAGATATTACTACCACTAACAATGCATTCAACTTCGTTAATCAGAATGCAAATATTCTGAACTGGGCAAGTGACGGTCAGATCTTCAACCTGATGAATAGTTCTACTGTTCCTCAGACATTCACCATTGGTGGATCTGCACCTACCTCCACATGGTTGATTGCAGAAACTGCAGCAACCAATACTCTCTACTTCGGTAGAAATTCTACTAAGTTCAATGCAGACATTGGTACTGTTGCTGAGTCTAACACTTCAGAGTGTGACATCAGACTTGGTGGTGGTTTTGCAACCAGTTCACCTGGCAAGTCAAGACTCACCGTTGGTACATTCTACGCTGGATTTAGTGGACAGATTGAATTTGGTTCTGGTTATGGAGCTGGCACAAGTTCATCCAGAATCTTCTCTCAGACGAGAGTCGTTAACGCATTCGATGGTACATCTACCAACACTGTTAACCTTGCAACGAACGCAACCACGTTCACCATGGGTTCAACTGGTGGTACTACAGTCATCAGAAACTCCCTGAATGTCCTTGCTTCTGCAATTGTTGAGGGTAACATCAGACTAGACGGTGGTCTAAACGCTGGTATTGTTAAGATCGGTAGAGGTAAGTTTGGTACAACTCCTGCTCCACACCTCGTAGGTGGTGTAGAAAATCCAAACATTGACTTCTACAAGTATGAACCAACTGGCAGAAGAATTGATACCGCTGGTGTAGCACCATGGGGTTCAACTCAGTTCCTAGTTGCTGGTGGTCAGATTGCATCTATTGACAACATCACCAACAATGGTTCCACTCAGAGACAACCTGGTACTTATCAGTATCTCGATGCAACTACTAGTGGATCTGGTACTGGTGCAGCGTTCTCAGTTCTAATCCGCTTCGACTTTACTATCGAAATTACGATTGAGTCTGGTGGTGAAGGTTATGCTGATAACGATACTCTAACTATCACTGATTCGCAACTTGGCGGCGGTGGCGGTGGAGACCTCACCTTCCTAGTCAATGGTGTTAACAGTGCAGGTGCTAACTACTACCTACCAATCACAACTCCATCACCAACTGATTTCCAACTTGGCGATCTTCTCCTGATTGATAGAGAGGTTGGTCCTGTAACTTCTGCAGGAGTACCAGTCGCTGGTTATACTCCTGATGAGTCTAAGTCTGAAATTGTTCAGGTCATCGGTATTGATAACATTACCAATGCAAATGATCCACAAGGTTACAGACTCATTGTTACCAGAGGAATTGATGGAACTACATCTGGTACTGATCACCCTGATAACTGTGTTATCGCGAAACTTGACAAGCAATCTAATGCTTCTTACATCACTGGTTCTGACCTAGATGCTAACGGTGAACTCGATGAACCTCTCACTGGTATTGGCGCTGGTACTGCTGATGTTAATATCGGTGTTGCAGAGTTTGGTGGTACTATTTCCACTCAAGACTTCTTCAGACTATCAGCAAGTGAGTTCTGCTCAATTGAGGAACTAATCAGCACCTCACCACAGTCCTTGATCATCAATGATGGTGGTGACCCTGCTGCTGAAGTATTCAAGGTCGAGTCTACCACTGGCGATACTTACATCTTCGGTGATATTGCTGCTGGATCTGGATTCAATAAGTTCACTGTTGATTCTAACAGTGGTAACACTAACATTGCTGGAACTCTAACCACTGAGAACACTCTAACCATCAATGGTTCGACTCTCCTACAAACTGAGTTCTTCAGAATCACGAACGGTGGTGCAACTGGTACTCCACTCAGAACAACCTTAGAAGTTGATACTGCAACTGGTGATCTAACAATCAACGGTGGTAACATCAACGTCTTCGGAACTGATGGAACTACTCCAAGACTAACGTTCGTCAACTCTTCTGGTGACTTCACTGTATATGGTTCATTCTCTGCTCTGGGAACTGGAACATCAACCTTCGGTGGTGATATCGATGTTGCTGGTGATGCATTCATTCGTGGTGGAGACCTCACAGTATACGCTGGAGAGACCACTGCATATGCAAACGTAGGTGATGAGATCTTCGGTGTTGATAACAACGGTTCCGTCAAGATTGCTGGCATCAGCAACTACTTCTCCCAGACTGGCGCACGTAAGTGGCTCTATCAGGCAGACTCGGCATTCACTGCTGAATCAAATGTTAACTACTTCGTCAACTGTACTGGTAATACTTTAATCAGACTTCCTGCATCTCCTGAAATGGGCGATCAGATTAGGATTATAGATATTAGTGGTAGTCTATCATACAACCAGAGTATGGTTGTAAGAGCACCTGACAATGCTAAGGTTCAGGGTGAAGTTAGCAACACTGGTTCTACTGTTCTTCAGGGTATTCCACCTTCAGCATATGCTGGTTATAACGGTGGTGAACTAGTTGTACAGACACCAAATGCAGCGTTCACACTTGTTTACGCTGGTAACTCTACACCAGATGGACTGCCTGGCGCACCATCATCACTCATCGGTTGGTATCTCACGGACGTATAAATCAATGCCATTTTACCAAGAAGCAAGAACAATGAAAGGTGCCGTTATCGGCACCATCATGCCTTGGACGGGAGCACTTAGTGAGATTCCTAAAGGGTGGATCATTTGCGATGGGACATCACCTGACGCAAAAGATTACCCTTTGCTGGTTCAAGTGATTGGTGATACTTATAATTCAGGATCATCAAACTTAGGAGGAGCATTTCCAGGATATACTGGACAATTTGTTCTTCCTAATTTGCTTGATGGTAAGTGTTTGATGGATATTGAAGGTTCATACTTCGATGCCTCTACTGGTACAGGTGATGCAATTGATATTGATCCTGATGCAAGAAATTTAATTGAACCATTTATTGGGGAAAATACTGATAATGGTGTTCCCGTCGTATTCAATGACGTTAGAACTGACGTTGAGTTCACACTTAATGATAGAAATGGTTACAGTGGTCAGATTACGGGTAACACGATTATTGATGGTACTGGTGAGAAATCAGTCTTTATTGGTGGTAGAAAACTAGGTCACCAACATATTAGAAATCATACCCATCCTGGCGTATATGAAACAATATTGGAAGCAGATAGAACGAGACCAGGACTTGGTGTTATTCCATATGATAACATCACAGCATCATTCAACTATGCATCCATCGACGTTAGAACTGTTGTTCTTGGCATCTCTGGTGGTGACGGTAAGATTGACAAGGTTAGACTTGGTTTGAAGTGGTTCAAAGAGAATGTTCAGTTAGTAGATAGTGGAAGTTGGGGATCCTTTGGTTCATTTAATGGCACTGGTGGTGGTTCACCTGGCAGAACAGTTATGGGAGCAAGAGGTGAAAACCCACCTGTTAACTTGTCACCACAGGTTGTAAGACAAACTAGTATTGCAAACCAAGGAGAATACTCCTATGAACAGCTAACTAGTGGTGATGTTATTCCTTACGGTTTGTTTGGAGTCAATATTACTATTGATGAGGGATTGAGAAACTATTATCCTGATGCTTTATCTTCAGGTAACTTTGGTACATTTGTTAGTAATGTTGGTGCTGACTGGTTGGATGATAGTATCCAAGCACACGCACATGATCCTTTTACGGTTAAATATGATCAGAACAGTTTAAAACCACAACCTAGATTGACTGCTGATGTTAATATTCCTATTAACACTGTATTAGATAACAATAGTAATACTGGCGCACTTGAAATCAGTATGAATACCAGTCAACCTTCATTAACTATCGTGTACATCATCCGAGCATACTAATGGCAAATTACGCTAATCAAAAAGCAAAATATGGTGGTATGGTGGGTAGTATAATTATCCATACTACGAGTGGTATTGGATCAGCAAATGATCCGAATGCTGTCACATTTAGAAATTTGTTGCCTGCTGGATATCTAAGATGTGATGGATCCAGACAGAATGCGAAGGATTACTTAGCGTTAGCGAGAGTATTGGGTGTTGGTGACGAGTCAAGATTTAAGAAAGAAAATCAAAATTTAAGACCAGAAGATCTTTCTACTGGTGATCTGGGTGAGTTTCAACTACCAGACCTAGGATCTAAAGTAATCATTGGTGGTAGAGGTACAGGTTTATATCAGAATGGTATTGTTGATGATGGTACTGTCCAAGCAAATCCAACAACTAGAGTTGGACCACAGATTGAAGTAATCAGTAATTTTGGAAACAGAATCGAAGCAAATTACATTGGTAATGCAAGGATATCTGCATCTGGAGATCTTAATTTTATTGGTAATCCCAGATATAATATGGAGAGAGAAACTTCAGAAACTCAGTTAAACATTGATAACTTCCAAGGTCACGCACACCAATCTAACCAGAAATATCTAAACTACTCCCGTCAACATGAAACTTCTAGCACGGGTGGTAAGGACTATGCTCAAAGACTAGGAAACTCTGGTGGTGGTAACCAGTTAGCTTTCTCATCTGATTGGGAAGGTGAATCTGTACACAAACATAATCTCACACCAACTACAACATATAGTCACAACTTCACTTACGCTTATGATCAGCAAGATGTTGACATGAGTGGTGTTTCTGCATATGTTGACGTTGATATTTCTGATGACGAAAAATTAGATCAACTTGTTACACCATTTACCCTAGTAGAGTATCTAATCAAGATCTAAAATGACAAACGATTTCTCGTGGACTAGTAGATCTAACGGAGGACCGCAGTATAACGAAGGTGCCTGGTCCAGTTTCATGAATACTTACAACGTTGGTGGTACTGATGGACCAACGTTTGGCATTGAAAGGACATATTCTTGGACAATTACATTTAACAACTACGGTAGGCAGAAATTTTGGACTGCTGTTGATGATTCTGGTTCTGTTTATATTAATGGCAGTTATCAGTTCAACATGGGTGGATTTAATGGTCAGACATCCAGAACAACGCCAGGATATTTTGCGCCAGGAACATACACTATCAGTGCTACATCTAGGAACTCTGGTGCTGGTCCTTGGGGTATTGCACTAGATTGGTATGGGTATGATCCACCAATTCCAAGTATTAATAGTTTTACTGCAAATCCCAACCCTATTATCCAAGGACAGTGTACTACTCTATCGTGGAACACTAATTTTGGTAACTTAGGTGGTGGATCTATCAGTGGTATTGGTAATGTTGGTTTTGATGGCAATGGCAACGGAAGCACGACAGTTTGTCCTACATCAACCACAACTTACACACTAAGTGTTAATAATCCTAATGGTAGTGGTGTTGCTACATCATCTCAGCGAACTGTAACTGTCTACGTACCACCTCAATTATTCATTACTGCTAGTCCTAGCATCAATATTATTGCTGGTAATTGTGTTCAATTATCGTGGTATATCACAGGAGACGGTGATAACCTCGTATGGACCTCTGGAGGCATCACTAACACAAATATCACTAGTAATGCCACAGTATGTCCTGGCGACACTACAACCTATTCTGGATACGTTACAGGCAACGGTGGTACATCACCAGAGACATCTATTACTATTAATGTCTATCAGATACCAACAATAACAGTAAACTGGCCAGGTGCAATTGCATATGATCAGCAGGGTATTGTATCATATACTGCAGAGTATGCGAACACATCTGTTCAAATTACTGCAACATACTATTACTATGATTCTCCATCAACAACTGAAGGTCCAATTAATCTAACAGCATCTGGATCTCCATTCTTAAACTTCCCTAACGCATCAGTTAGCAGCACATATAATACCACTATACCATACAACAATAGAGGTGCCAAGAGTGTAGAGTATGTAATTGTTGCTCAAGGCAATGGTGGTACAGCGACAGCATCTGCGACGATTCCTATCTTAATTGATATGACTCCAGATAACCTGAACATTGAGGAGAGCAAAGATAAGATCAAGGAACAAGAACCAATCGTCACACCAGAGACAGATATTCTGTCTGAGATGTTCTTGGTCGATGATATTGATATCGATGTAGAAATTAAATCAAACTATCCTATTCAGGTAGACTTTAACAAGGATGATAACTGGCAAAATGTAAGACAAATTGGTGCTGTAGGTGGAAATAGTATTGCACCACAGTCATTTGATCCAATGCTTGCCGCTGTTCATCTGGAAAATGGCAAACTGACTGTCAAGAATTCTCATTGGAGACATGAGGCATATGATGTACCTGAAGAACCAACAGAATATATTGCAGAGCCACAAGTAACAGGATCATTCAACTGGAGTAATGGTACTAATAGCATAACGATTATACAAGGACAGAGTGCAACTTTCAGTTGGTATCTTGCCAATGGAATTACAAGTGCATCTATCACAAATTATGGTACGTTGAGTCCATCAGGATCACCAATATATTATGGCACTAGACAGATTCCTAGATGGTATAAATCAACTCCACCACAAGACCACATGTGTGCTCTAAGTAATCCTGGTGGATATTCATATGAGGGTATACTATGTCGTTTCTTCACTTCAGCAGCGCCAGGAACATTTGGTGGTTTTGATGCAGAAATACCAGGCGTTAAACCAACCAGTGGATTGATGGGATATGTGTATCCCCCATGGTACAACGCTCCTGTTCCAACACTAATGGTTTATGAGTATGTTGACTCTAATGGTGGTCCTCCTAATGGTCTTGGAACCATTTGGACTACATTTTCTGGTGGTGAAGGACCATATAATATATTCATTCAGTCATTTAAGACACCAACACAGGGATATACTGACTATTCTAATGTATTCTTTAGTGGTAGTGCTAGTGTTTCTCCTTCTTCAACCACAACATATACAATCTCTGGTTCTGGAACTGGTACTTACAGTAAGTCTATCACAGTAACAGTATTAGTTCCTCCTACTATTACTTTCACTGTCAGTCCTACGACCACTATTGTTGCTGGTCAAGGTGCAACTCTTAGTTGGAATGTTAATGGTGACGCAGATACTATTACTTGGACTCAAGGTAATATTAATAATGGAAACTTGAATAGTAGTGAGTATATAAATCCTGGCGATACTACAACATATTGTGCTGTTGCATCTGGTATTGGTGGTACGTCACCTAACACTTGTGTTACTGTCACTGTACTACAACCACCAACTGCAACAATAACTTCGCCAGGCACTATTCCTTACAATGATAGTAATTTTAATATTGAGTATGAAACAAAGTATGCTACGTCAGCTATTAATATAACACCAACTTATTATTTCCTCGATGGTACTAGTGTAGTTGGAAATATTATTAATATTCCTCCTGCAACATCATCTGATCTTGGTGCCGCTGCTGGAAATACAGATAGAAACGGTGTTATTGATTGGGATACAATTGGTATAAACTGGGGTAACTTTGGTCCATCTTCAATTGAATTTGTTCTTGTAGCAGAGGGTGCAGGATCACCTGCTTCATCCACTTCTATAACTACAGTTATTATTGACCAGTCTCCTGCGAATGTTGATATTCCTGAGAGTAAGGATAAACTAAAAGAACAGGAACCAATCGTCACACCAGAGACTGAGATTACAACTGAAAAACTTTTGATTGATGATATTGATATTCCTATCGAAATTCATGCAAACTATCCTATCTTGGTAGATAAAAATTCTGGTGGTACTTGGTTGAAAGTAAGACAAACTGGTGCTGCTGGTGTTGGTGGAAACTCATTAGATGATGAACCAGTAGAAATTATACATGGTGATCAATTCGATGGACTGGAGAATTCGGTATTTTACAGTGATGATCCTAATGAGGAAGCACCATTAATCTCAAAGATTACAAATGCACAGTTAGCACAGTTAATTAACTGTATATCAATCATTGACGAGGTATCACCTAGTGTATCTACTCAACAGTCTGACTGGACTGCATTTAGAAATAATTTCCCATACAGAACATTCTGGTTGTTACAGGCAGTTCTACAATCTAATGGTAATGTAAGATATCCACTCAGTAGATTGAACATGCCATCAAACTATTTGAATGATCCATATGCAAATGGTGGTATTCAAGTTAGACGTGATGATGGTAATGCTAACTTCACCTCCAGTTGGTTTGATATCTGTCAGTTAGCTGGTCTACCTGATGGTACGTATGTATCATTGTGGATTGATATCTCTGGTAGTATGACATTCTCTACTATTCAGGCATCTTACAATGAATTCGTGACAGATTGCGCTAACAATAATATTAATATTATTCTTGAGACTAGTGACAGTGGAGAGAGATGGATTCCTGGTCACAATAAAAATCTCCCACCAAGTGCTGACTTTAAGATCATCGATGGCAATGGACAAGCTGTTACTACCATTACAGTTCTTGCTGGTTCTGCAGTAACATTGGCATGGATCGTATTTGGTGATGTTAATAATCTCGAAATTATACCTGGCGTTATTAATACTAGTAACAGTAATTTCTTCTATGCTAGCACTGTAGTATATCCAACACAGGCAACAACTTATATGTTGACCGCAACAGGTCCAGAGGGTGATACCAATAAGTTTGTTCAGGTAAATGTTCTAACACCACCTGAAGTATTCATTACTGCTAATCCTGGCACTAGTATTATTACTGGACAATGTACCACACTACAATGGTATGTTACTGGTGATGCTGATCAAATTGTATGGACACAGGGTAACATTAATAATGGAAACTTGACAAGTAATGCTCAGGTATGTCCTGGCGATACTACAACATATTGTGCTAAGGCAACTGGTATTGCTGGTGACTCTCCTGTAACTTGTATTACTATTACTGTATCTCAGTTCCCAACATGTGAAATTTCATCACCTGGTTCTATCCTCTATGGTGACTCTACTTTTGATATTGAATATGAATCTCAATATGCAAACTCATCTATTACTATAACACCAACATACACTTATTTGAATGGTACTCAGACTACTGGTGCTCAGATTATTATTAATCCTGCCACATCTGCTGAACTGGGTGGTTCTCAAGGTGCTACTGATAGAGATGGTACTATTGATTGGAGCACAGTTGGTGTTCCATGGAATGATTTCGGACCATATCTTATCAACTGGAACATTTCAGTACAAGGTACTGGTGGACAGGCTCAGGATAGCACACAGACAACTGTAATCATTGACCAAACACCTGATAACTTTGCAATTCCTGAAACTAAAGATAAGATTAAGGAACAGGAACCTGTAGAGACACCAGAAACAGAAATTCTATCGGAACTTCTACTGGTCGATGGTATCGATATCCCTGTTGAGATCAAGTCAAACTATCCTATTCAAGTGGATATAAATGCCAATGACGATTGGCAAGATGTAAGACAGATCTAAATAGTAGGACTGGAATAATATCTGTACTGACAGGAATGACGTATTCATACTCAAACACCCCGTTATATGTTTCAGAGGGTGATTATATTCAGTTTAAGTTTAAAGCACCCCCAGCGTGGGACTTTACTCAGACTATTACTGTACAGATTGGTGACCTAACTCAATTCTGGTTGATTTCGACCATCCCTGAGGATTTCACACCTGATCCATATCCATTAGCACCTGTTGATGATGCTGAACTCAACACGATGTACACTTATGCTGATGGATCTAGAGCAGGTGAGAGCATCATTACGATTACAGGACTAACACCAACAACTCAGGCACCTATTCAGCTGAGTTCTAACATCATTGGTGATGCATCTAAGTGGTCTTTACGTATTGATTATGATGGTGATGGCAACTGGGATACTGGATGGATTCAGACTAATGGTACACAGACTGTAGAGAATGGTGCCAAACTCCAGATCAGAGGAACTACCAGTCAGTTCAATGGTCAAAAACTTAGACTTAACTTGGTTGTTGGTACTGCAAATGAAGAGTGGGTAGTAACAAACAAACCAGAACCTGCTAACGAACCAGTACCATTCCCAGTATTTACTGACCTAACTGACTTAGAGACAAATACATATGCATACTCTGAAGTTATTAGAATTCAGGGATTGAATGCGCCAGGTCTAATTGCAACTAGTGGTATTGGACAATATGCGCTTTCACCTAACAATAATACCACAACAAATTCATTAGGTTTTGATGTATTAGATAATGTTACGTGGACAGGAACCAATGGTACTGTAAATAATGGTGACTATCTGCAGTTAAGGATATTCACATCAGGTTCTGGACTGACAGCATCACAAACAGAATTGAGTATTGGTGATATTTCTGGCGGATCAACGTGGACTGTTACCACTGGTCCTAACTTATCTACATCACCAAATGCATTTAGTTTTACTGACGTTGCTAATGCTGCTGCAGACGCACTCATAGGATCTGATGAACAACCAAGTGTTGGTATTGGTGGTTTAGGTGCAGGAGTTGTTGTTCCTGTTGAGGTTGTATCTACAACTGCATCTCTTGTTAGAGTTAAGAAGAACAATGATTCTATTGGTGTATTCCCAACAAATGTAGAAAATGGTGATAAGTTAACCATTTACTTACAATCAAGTGCAACGTTCGGTGCTTCTGAAGAACTACAGATTAAGGTTGGTTCACGTACTATTCCAACATGGACTGTTGTAACTAATAGTGGACCAGATACTAATGCTGCATTCTTACCACCAGCAGATAGAAACAATCAACCACCAGATACTTTTGTTTCCAGTGCTCCTGTAACTATCAGTGGTATTAACCAACCAATTACTATTGAATCTATCAGTGGATATAATGCACTGATCTCTATTGACTTTGATACACCAGTAGAAGGACCAAGAACATTTGATCCTGCAGTCAATAGTAGTTTCTATCTTATCATTAAGAGTGCTTCACAGTTGAGTACACCAGAGGTTACACAAATCAAAGTTGGTACTGGTACAATCAACAACCCATTCACATGGACAGTGACAACATACGCTGTTGCACCACCACCAGCAACTAATCTAGGTAAGTGGTATAGTAATAAGACTGAGAAGTTTGATGGTTATCCTATCGGCACAGTTCTTCCTGTATTGAAAGTGGGAGCAGCAGCAGGATATGGTAATCTTGATGGACAACTTGGTAGTAGATATGCTGGATTCATTGAATGTGAAGGTCAGCAACTAGATGCTGATCAGTATTGGGCATTGTTTGATATGATTGGCAATACCTATGGTGGTTCAGGCAGTAAGAACGTTGACGTTAATGGTGTTGCAACATATACTGGTACGTTTAATCTTCCTGACTACAGAAATAGAAGACTATGTGGTATTGGATTGGTTGATTCTGGTAGAGGTAACTCTGCATTCCTACCTGTATCTACATCTGGCAAAGGTATCAACGATGTTGGTGCTGAGGGTGGATACTGGTACTTTGATAAAGTTGACTCGTTTGGTGTACAACCACTGGAACAGATTCAGGGACCATCTACAAGTCAGACAGGACTTAATTCTCAGTTCTTCTCTCTTGGTACTGTGAGATTGCAAGGACTAGAAACTGTAGAGGATTCAGTTGGTTTTACTATTTCTGGTCTAGTTACTGCACAGATTGGACCACTAGCATCTATTCCAATTGCAGCACCTGAGCATAACCATGCATATATTGCTGCTGTAACTGAAAGTGATGGAGGTGAAGCATTGATTAGATGGGGTCCACCTGCTGGTCGTGGTATGTTTAAAACTGGTGCTAATCCAGGTCCTACAGAACAAGGCGCTACTAGTATTGGTGACGGAGAAGGATCAGCAGCAAACGCACGTGCAGCATGGGTATCATGGTTGAATAGTTTGGGACAATTCCAACAGGAATTGAAGGTATATTATGGTAACACATTCTCCATGGAAACGTGGGTTGCTGCTAACTTACCAGCTGGTTATCCAGTTAACGAAGAATATCCTACCAATGGATCTACTGACTTCGGTCCAACTGCACAAGACCAGAATGTAACAGTTGACTTCCTAACATGGTGGATCTCACCTGTTTCTGCATATGCTGGTGCTGTGCTACAACCAACTGGTGCAGGTGGTGGTAATGATTGTGCTGCTGTTGTTGATACACAACCATCAACATTCAGAATTGATCCATATGCTCCTGTTGGTGGACAGACACTAACACATGCTCACTTATTAACAGAGAGTCCTGTTGGTGATCCTAACTCAGACTTTACTGGTGGTAATGTATCTGGTGTTGGTACATCTGGCGCACCATTTGGATCTGGTCTAGGTGGTGGTGTCAGTGGATCACTACAAACATTCCAATTGTGGGAGAGAAGAACCATCGACTCATTGTTGCCTGATGGTGGTAGATGGACTAACAGATCTATTAACGAATGGGCATATCGTCTAACAAATGGTGACGGTTACTGGACAAGTCCTGATGATGAGGTTACAATTGATTGTCCTATGACTTATTCTCCACAAGATACTGGTAATCAGAACGGTAGTGGAATGATTCTAAACATCACATTCACACCATATCCTAGTGTTAATGGTGGTAATCCAGTTGGTGATACCAGATACAGAGTTAACTTGATTGTTAATGCTGGACAGAACTATGAGGTTGGTGATGAACTATCAACTCAATTCTGGAATGACTTTGGTGGATCTGGTGATATTATGTTTAAGATTACTGCTGTTGCTCCTGCTGGTACTGGTGGTGCTGCTCCTGCTATCCAACTATCATTCACTCAGAGTGAAATCTTTATGGATATGGAAGAGGCAGAGTTTAAACTTCAGAGTAACTTTAAGAAACCATTCCCTTCTGTTACAATGAGACCACAGCGACAAGTCCCAATCCTCAACCCATTCCAGAAGACTAAATACGTTATCAAAGCTTACTAATATGACTGGCATTCCTGATTATAGACCTCTTGAATTGATGCTTGATCCGAATATCACCAAAGTCGAATTCAACGACTTTATTGGTGTGTGGCCTAATTTTATGCCACGACCATTGTGTGATACTATCATCAATTATACTAAACGAGTCGCAGATATGGGTGTGACTGTGAACTATGACCCTGATATGGACCAAGCAGCGGACGATCTTGGTTTACTTGAGGACAGTGAGACTGTATTCAAATCAGAAGAATTTTACGGTGGTGCTCTCAACAGAAAAGATTTCGCATTTCTGTTGAACTATTCAAATAGAGATCTGGTTACACAAATCAATCAGATTCTTAAATCATGTGCTAAACATTATATTAATGAATATCAAGCACTGAAGTCAGTGCCACTGGTATCTACTGATATCAAAGTGCAAGTAACTCCGCCTGGTGGTGGTTATCATTTGTGGCACCATGAGGCAGGAGATCTATCACATGCACATAGAGATCTTGTGTGGATGATTTACCTTAATGATATGCCTGATGGTGAGGCAGAGACTGAGTTTTTGTACCAGCGTAGAAGAATCAAACCAACTGCAGGCACTGTTGTTATCTGGCCAGGTGCATTTACTCACACCCACAAGGGCAATACAGTTCTTACACAGGATAAATATATAGTGACAGGATGGTACATCAAAGGTAAGTAATCCATGGAAGAAAGATCACTACTCATTGAAGCAGACTTTTTGAATGGGTCTTTCAGTGAGGAACAATCATCAGCACTATACAGTGCTGGTAAATCTGCTAGAAGATTTAAAGTTGACAAAGAACTAATTGCAAAGTTCTTTGATACTCAGATTGATGAGTTCTGGCACTCAGATAAAGATAGACTTGAATACTTCCAGTATTTCAGTGATGGTGGATACTTCTGTCAAAGAAGAAAACTTGTGTATGATTTCAAGACTGAATCATCATACAGGAAGGTATATTCATTCACTGGTGCTACCTCAGCACAAGCACAAGAACTATTCAAGAAGTGTCAAGATTTCTTCTATGTTGTAAATGAAGTCAAGAACCTCAAGGTAGAGGAGAAAGTCAAAGAGATTGATAGTAGTGTTGTCTTCTGGGAGCAGAGATGGCGTAAACTTATCAGACAGAGAAATAATATGCTAGGACTATCTGACTGGAGAGTTCTACCTGATATTGCAGAGAGATATGATGGTGAGAAAGCAGACTGGGTTAAGTGGAGACAATGGTTACGTGACTACACTGTACCTTCACCAACTGATGCTATGTTTGAAGGATCAGGTTTGAAGTATTTTAAATACACATTTGATCTCAAGTTCCCTATCGATCCATCAAATTATAGAAAACTATATGATGGTGTAGAGAATCCTCCTGCATTCATGGATGAAAATGATGCTGACCAGTGGGTCAAGCATGACTCTGAAGCAAGTACAGACTTCTGGAAGAGCAGAGAAGAGAACATGTACAGACTTGCTACTCGTGGTCTACCTGAAAGCAAGAAAGTTACAGAGAATGTTCTACGCCTCATGCGTGAACTAGAGGTAGATGACATCATCCCAGTTGATTGGAGTAAGTATCACACTGATGAAAATGAACTATGATACGTGAAATTGATTTACTAGATAATGAACAACTATCATACATCACACGATACTTCAAATACTTAGAGTTTGAAGACGGTAAGAAAAGCAATCCAGAAGCAAAGAACAAAACCTGCTCCACAGTATATGGTGGGGTGGGTGCTCGTGATCTGAATATGTATTGTGGACAGATCATAGAAAATAAACTAAAATCATTTGCATCAGCACTATCACAGATATACTTTGTCAAGTATGATGTGGGTGGACAGTATGAAGATCATTACGATTCTAACCCATGTGGTGGTGTTAGACCAGATTATAGTATGACATGTTTTCTCAGTGATGATTATGAGGGTGGTGAGTTAGTCATTACAACTGATGATGGTGAGGTAGAAATTAAACTACCCAAGGGTAAAGCAGTAATTTATCCTGGCAATTTACTACACAGAGTTAACATGGTGACCTCTGGTAGGAGAGATGTATTCTTAGCATGGTTACAAAAATGAGAGAGTTTAAAAAATTCAATGACTTCTTTGATAAAGAATCTCATGAGAAGATCAAGAATGATATGCAGCAATCAGGGTGGAAGTTTGGTCATGGATCATATCCGCCAGGTGATCGCAGACGTAGATATCCATTCTGGATCTATGAACTGAAGGACAATCCATACTACACTGATTATCTTCTAAATATCATTAAGGAAAAAACCCAGCAAGATTATGAACTATATGATGTGTATGCCAACGGGCATACATTTGGAACACAGGGTGATTTCCACGTTGACTGGTATGATGAGAGCGAGAGAACATTTCTCTACTACGCTAATGATAACTGGAGACCAGAATATCTCGGTAAGACTATCTTTGACTTAGGTGGAGATGAACACTATTATTATCTCCCCAAAGGTAACTCTGCTGTTATGTTCAATGGCATGATTCCACACATGTCAGAAGGTTGCTCCAGAGCATTTACTGGACTACGTGTAACAATTGCTTGGAAACTACTACTCAGATGAACAACTACAACACCTTCTACTTTGATAATTTCATTGAGAGATATGCTGCTCAGATAGGTAAGCCTGTGCTCTATCTAAGATCAACTGGTTGGAATACTAGTTCTAATGTTGATGCTATCAATGCATCATACGCATTGTACAAGGACATTCTGCCAGGTGATTTGTGGACAGCATTAAAGAACTCAGAGCATGTATTCTGTGAGATTGATGATGATGTTGCTGATACTATGGAGTGGTGTGGTGATAATCTTCCTGCATCACAGGCATCAACTACAACACCAGAGAATTATATCTTCTATTCTCTTGTTAATGCTGAAGGACAACAACTAGCGAGCAACGAATAATGATCTTTACAGAAGACTTTAATATCTCTGATAAGTATCGCTTGTCTGATGGTGAGAAAGTAGCAACTGTTGAGATGATGCCAGCAAGGTTTACCATCCTCAAGAGTTTTGACTACGGTCCTAACATTGATGCTGATACACACGAGGCAATCAAAAAGTATTTTGACTTTAAGCAAAAGCATACAAATGATCCAAACTATGGATTTGATAATGATTTGTATGTCTATCACCTAGATGGTGTGTTCCAAGAGTTCTTTTGCAAGAAGTTCTACACATATAGCAGTACAGCAGCAAATCCATACACTTGGAAACTATTTGTTGATAGTGTTGGACAACCCAAACTATATCAAACACTAGGTCATATCAATAAACTGACTAGTGTCACTGATTCTACTGTTACCAACTTCAATGGTATATCAATTGCACCAGGCGGTGATCTAATCAGCATTAGAGTATATGACTCATCATATGATCTCGATGAACTATCAGATAACGACTTCTTAAGTAGAGTCAATGAGATTCCTGCTGGTCGTCCTGATATGTGTAGAGGAACAATTGATGTGTATCCTGATAAGGACACGATTACATATCGATTGAACTTTAAATATCCTAAGTTTTTTGACGATAACTATAAAGGCAAGGGAGTTCTCAGGTATAGTGCAGACACTAGAGAACTTGCTGATTCATACTTGGATCTATTATCACGTGACGATGGTGTACAAGTATTGACAGCAGATCAAGTAGCATTCATTCAATCTAAACTACAGGGACAACAATACTTTAACCTTGAGTTTGATGTCAACCCTGATGGGACAGTTGAAGAAGTGTATGCCTATGTCCAACGTGTCTTTGAATTTGAAGACTTGACAACCCAGTGACCCTCTGATAAGATATCATCACATGAATAATATGATCATGGAAGTGCCTGACGCTGACCAATTGAAGCATCTACAGATACAAGCGATGCTACGTGAAAACAATTTTCCAGAAGATGAATTAAAATATATTGGTGAACGTGATGGTCAGCACTACTATCTCATAGCAGGTGAGCATGAAGTTCCTGTATCTGACATTATTAGCTGCGATCAAATAACAGAATGAAGAAGAAAATAGCAATCGTGGGTGCTGGTAATGCTGGATGCATGACCGCACTTAACTTCGGATACTATGGTAAAGAACTGTTTGAGATCGATATGTATTACGATCCAAACATTCCTATTGAGAAAGTAGGACAGTCTACCACACCTGATGTACTGCAGTTGATCTCTGCCAGTATGAATATGGACTGGTGGAACAATGACATTGGTGCAACACTTAAACTTGGCATCTTGTATGAGAACTGGGGACAGAAGCAGAAGCATATCTACCACAAGTTCTTCATGGATAGTATTGCATGTCACTTCCAGACATCTAAACTATCACAGAAAGTAAGAGAATCACAGTATGTGAATGTTATTGAACAGAAGATTGTTAACCCTGAGGTAGAGATTGATGCTGATTACATTTTTGATTGCAGAGGCAAGTCTGAGAATGATTATGAGAACTATCACAGACTCACCAACCCACATAATTCAGCAATTATTGCATTTGCAGATGGAAGGGACGTAGATCTAACACATACTAAATGTGCTGCCACACCTAATGGTTGGACATTTGTTATCCCTAATCAGGATAGTATCTCATATGGTTATCTCTACAATGATCTTATCACTAGCAAAGAGGATGCTAAAGCAGATTTCCTCGACAGGTTTGATATTGTAGAGAGTGACATTGATGGTTACCTCAGTTTCCAGAATTATATTGCTAAGTCAATGTTCTATGGTGAGCGTACCATTCTAAATGGTAATCGATTCGCATTCCTAGAACCATTGGAAGCAACATCAACTACATTCTATCGTAATGTTGCTGGTCATGCATGGGAACACATTGTTGATGGTAAACCAAAGTATGCATGTGACAGTGATGTTTTCAAGTACATGAAACAACTTGAAACATTCATTCTATGGCACTATCAGTTCGGATCTGCCTTCGATACTCCATTCTGGGAGTATGCCAAGGGTTTGCCATTCAATCCAGATGCTGATTTCCTCAAATATCGGGATGCTGCCATCGAAATGGATTATCCCATGCTAAACTCAAGAGGATTCGCTGGTCAAGAGTATGGCATCTGGCCTCGCATGTCCTTCAAACAATGGCATGAAGGGGTCAATCATTAAGAAATTGTGAGATCTGCCACTTTTGCCCCTCTGATCTACTAAAATAACGGAGTCAGCACTAAAGCACCATGGATTGGGACAAGACAACCAAGCACGAGAAACGCAAAGATGCATTCTACATCTTTTACGAGAGTGTCCTCAAACCAGACCATGAATTGCGTGAGGACGCACATGAACAGAAATGTTATCATGAATTGCTTGAGTGGCGTGGTGAAATTATTGAGTATCTAGATAAACGTCGTAACGAAGAATTCCAATGACCTCAACACCTGATCAATCCTATGACTACAAAAAAGAGTATGCAATCCAACGCAAAGATCGTATGCAGGATGCTATCGATGATTACCTCCAAGATGAATCGGTTGACGCCCGAAGAATATATGAGGAGATGCTATCTTGCATCGATGATGTGATCCACTATCACAAACGTCATCTTGATCGTGCTCAAGGACTTCGTTCACTGATGCAAGGTTACAGACACATTCCAGAGAGATTCTAGTATGGATGAAAAGACCAGACTGCTCATGGCATCAATGCAAATCAACAATGTCATGAAACTCACCCGCGACAACAAGTGGGAGAAGTATTTACATCAACACCTATCCGTGGTAGAATATGAACTCCAACGACAACTCCACAACATCAACGCAAATGAACGAAGAGGACTTCAAGTCAGCGGTGCAAAACATCCTGATGCTGCAGAACAATAACGATCACAACTTTCAGATCCTGCAAAAGCAAATTGATAACTTGCAGACGCAACTGAATGAACTGAACGATCTTAAGCAGATGTTCAGACTTCCCAACCCAGCAAATGCAAACAGGAAATTGTTTGATGAAAAAGAGTAATTTTGAATTGCTCCAACCAGTAGAATACCACGGTATCACTGGTTATATTGGATTCATTAGTGAGTATTACATCACTATTGTATACAAAGACATCCCATTGCCTAAGAGTGCTAACTCACGGTGGGGTCGTCACTACTGTTCTATTGTTGTTTACCCTAATTTTTGGAATGAAGTACGCTGTTGTCTGGATGAAGCAGAAAAAGAAGAGCACAAGCCGCCAAGAAGCGATCTTCTACAATTTGGACGATGCCGCTCTGTGGGAGCAGCATATAAACAAAACTGAGCACGTCAAGACTAACATCATTCCTATTTTCTCAGAGTGATGTATCACACTGCGAGTGAAATACTATTGCCACCCAACATGGTTGACTATCTTGACACCAACTCAAAGTTTGGTGATGCATTGATAGTCAGAGATGGTGTAGTGCAGGCATCAACAGTTCGCTCGACACGTGTATGTTTACGTGATGATAATGATTGGGTAGCACAGTTCTGTAGACACCATGTACAGGTCATCAACGAAGATGTGTACAAATTCCATTTGAATGATGGATTTGACTCTGGTAAGTATCAGTATGCACACTACAACGTTGGTGACTACTACTCATGGCATCAGGATAACATCTGGAAACACAATCAGATATGGGATCGTAAACTATCATTCTCTCTTTTGTTGAATGATGACTACGATGGTGGATACTTCGAGTTTGTTGAACCAATCTATGGTGAAGAACTGACTTGGAATATCACACGTGTGCCCACAAAGGCAGGAACATTGATAGTATTCCCATCAATGATGGCACACAGAGTAACACCTGTCACCAACGGTACAAGGAAAAGCGTCGTTGGGTGGTGTGTGGGCAGACAGTTCGCGTAGTGTCCACAATTGTGGCACAGCACCCCCAAACCGTGTATATTAAGAGAGTCAAAGCAAGGCACCCATGCAACTCTTCACTTCCGCCACCAAGATCGACTACTATCCTGTCGGCACTGGCAAGCGTTTCGTTAAGAAAGTCGTCTGGCATCCTGGCTCTGAGTCTGAGATGGTCTTCTTCTCCACTAAAGTCAAAACTGAGATGAAGTACGAAGTTGAGAACTACATTGCCAACGGTGCTGTAGTTACTGCCATCAACACTGAAGAGTATCAGGGCAAGGATTACTCTCCCGCTGCCTGCTGATCACACGTGGCTGCACAGGACTGGGAGACTGGTTCACAGCGTAAGACCACACCCCCTACAAACACATTCATCGAGGATTACCCATGGATCTTAACACTTTCAAGCAACAGTATGCCACGATCAAAGCACGTGGTTACATCAAAACCCATCGCAAAGGTAACACTGGCGTTGGTCACTCTCTCGAACAAGAACTAGGATTGACAGAGAACTGTATCTCTGGTCCTGATCTTGAAGGATATGAACTGAAAGCAGCACGTAAAGGTGCTGGTGGTAAGCAAACACTGTTCACCAAAGAGGGTGATTGGGTAGTACCCCAAAGAGATTATATTGAAACGTATGGTTTCCCTCACACCACAAAGCAAGGTGAGTTGAGTGGACAATCTACTGTAACTAAAACTGTCAACAAGCGTGGTCTCCAGATTGTTACCACTGATGACTATTGTGCTGTGTGTCATGGCAACGTTGTCATCGTTATGTGGGACTGGGACACTCTGTTGAACGTGTTCGCAAACAAGTTCCCTGCATGTGTGAAGGTATTTGCTGATGTTGAGAAGCGTGATGGTGTGGAATACTTCCACTACAATGAAGCATACCGTCTCATCAGCACTGATAAGAACCTGTTCCGCACTGCAATAGAGAACGATGTGATCGCTATTGACATTCGTATGCGTACACAGAAGAAAATTGGCAAATCTATTCGTAATCGTGGTACTGCATTCCGCATGAATCATGGTAGAATGGAAGAACTATTCATTAAAGAGGAACTTTGAAGGACACTATTCTGTATGGAGACTGTAGAGAGACGCTGCAACAGTTCGCAGCGTCTGGTGTACGCGCTCGTATGTGTGTGACATCACCACCATACTACGGTCTCCGTGATTATGGCAATGAAGATGCTCAGATTGGTCTGGAAGAGTCACCCGAAGAGTTCATTCAACAATTAGTTGAAGTGTTTCGTGGAGTGCGCGATTGTCTCACTGATGATGGCACACTCTGGGTGAACATTGGTGATAGTTATTACAACTATCGATCTGGCAAGGGTCAGGCGCTGCCCAAGCAGTCTATGGCATCCAGCAATCAAGATCTGCCACAAATACGTAATCCACGTCGTGGCAACAAACTTAAGGGTCTTAAGGATAAAGATCTCATTGGTATTCCGTGGATGCTAGCATTTGCATTACGTGCTGATGGTTGGTATCTACGTCAGGATATTATTTGGAACAAACCAAATCCTATGCCTGAGAGTATGAAGGATCGCTGTACCAAATCACATGAGTATGTCTTCCTCTTGAGTAAGAACCCACGATACTATTTTGACGTGGAGTCTATCAAAGAACCAACAGTTGATGGTTCTAAGATGAAGAGAAAGAAGAGTGTGTGGACAGTACAACCAAAACCATACAAGGGAGCACACTGTGCAGTGTATCCACGTGAATTGATTGAACCTGCCATCCTAGCAGGCAGTCAAGAGGGTGACATCATCCTTGATCCTTTCATGGGCAGTGGCACGACAGCAGCAGTTGCAAAATCGATGCAGAGGCACTATATTGGGTGTGAATTGCATCAGGACTATGCTGATCTGATTCACAAGCGGTTGGAAGAACTCCCTGAGACCCCTCCAGCAGCGTCCACAAGCGTCCTCAACCACTTATCATGACTGAGACTACCAACGTACCACTAACCACCTCACAGATCCGTTTTCTGATGGACGTGCTGATGGGAGCATCATTGGGCATCACCAAACTCCATGCTATACAGAATAATGTCAACGACAGTGAGGTGTACAACCAGTTAGCAAGGTGTCTACCCAACCCACCAGACCCTACAGAGGACTGGTAAGATTACAAAGTAATCGAGAGACACCCATGACCACGATCTATCGGATCTCTGCCATCACTCCCGAAGAGGGTAACCACTGCTATGAGGTGCTGGATGAGCAAGAGGCACGTAAGATCCACTCTGATCTGATGCAGCGTCAACTCAACGGTGACGGCACCCACTCTGTTAAAGTTCGCACAGTTTGATTATGTTCACTAAAGAAGACAACGATTTCCTTGACTTTCTCTTCAGCAAACTCACTACACATGTAGACATGGAAGAGATTGATCTCCACGATGATGACACATGCTGTGATCATCTTGAACTCAAAGCGGCAGAACTTGAAATGACTGTCGATGAAATGCTCCACGCTGACCTCTGATTTAACTAAAACAATGAATGAAGTAATGCTCGACCGCTGGTTGCTCGAACAACTGGATGCCATGGATGATGACATGGTAAGGCAGATTGAGAAGGACATGCCAACCGAGGAACTGTCACAGGAGGCATTGGAACTGCTCCCATAAGCCCTATACTATGTTCATCAGCAAGGGACACCACCCATGACCACCACCATCGTCAAGCACTCCTTCTACAAGATCGAGATCGACACCGTGGATGCTCCACAGCAACCCATCGTGTACTTCCGTAAGGAAGGCAAGTGCAAGACTGCCAAGGGCATGGATCGTCAGCACAACCGCATCGTGAACGAGACTGTAGAGGCATGGCGTCCATTCTCCCAGCAGATCCGCCGCTACACCATCTCACGTGTGCCAGCTGACGTAGTGGTACGTGGGGACATCCGCAAGGCATGATCCTTGCTATACTAAGTTCATCAACACAAGACACCATGACCACCGCCACCTTCTCTGAATTCTGTGCCACTGCTGAAGCACGTGAGCAAATCGCTGCTAATGCTCTCAAGTATACTCAAATGCTCTGTGAAGCACTAGAGCAAGACTTTGTTGAGACTAGCATCAAACGTGCTCAGTTCCTGATGCCTAGCAGTGACAATCCCAAATACTGGGAAGAGCGCATTGCTGAGTACAAAGCAGGCAAAGATGTGTACAAGTTCAGCATTGTGACTGGACGTAAGTATCACAAGATTGTTCAGACATGCTCTGATGGTAGTAAGTCTGTCCACGCATTTGTTGACAAGAACACTGGTGAACTGTACAAGGCAGCGTCTTGGAAAGCACCTGCTAAGGATGTTCGTTTCGATCTCCGTATCATCAAAGAGCGTGAGTTTGTTCTGGAGAACTGTGACTGGGCAGGCGGTTATCTCTACAAGAATGCATATTACGAGGGTTGACACCCTGCCCCATACATAGTACACTATAGTTTCACGCTTCTCTTCTCAATCATGACTGCTCCAACTTTCTATATCGTTGCTGATGGCAATGCGTATGCGATGGATGATGATGGTTATATGTTCGGCGCACCAGTATTTGAAGATAACACAGTAGACTGGGAATGTTCTTACGAGTTCACTCCTGACGAAGAAGATGTAGAGTATGTTGCACATATGTGTAAGATGCTCCAAGATGTAAAAGCACTCACCACTGAACACACCCAAGAGGTATTCATCAAATGAACATGCTTCAAGAGCATATCCGCGAGTACATCAATCCATTCCCTAATAGATACACTCGTGGAGATTGGGAAGTGCGCGTCTTGCCGCACGAAGATTTAGATGATGAGGGTATTGAGAAGTATTGGCGCATGTTCAAGAAGTTTCCTAACGACTTCGCGGCAGCAGCAGTATCTCTCCTCCCTGATGATGTAGAATTCATCGAGTACGACCACCTTGCTAACGTTCTCTTCGCCAAAAAACTATGAGCAACTACAACTTCACCACCGATCCTGAAACTACTGAGCGTATCAGTGCTCAACGTGATGACATTTATGAGTGGGCAGTAGACCGTTTCCGTTATCATATGTCCAATGATGACATGGATAGCGCAATGGCACTTGCTGATGAGTTCTTTGAGTGGATGGATCCCAATCAACTAGAGCAAGAAGACACATTGTTTAGTAACTATGACCAACTCAGAGAGTAATTACGTAATCTCTGATGAGATGCGTGCTCTAATCATTGAATACATGACTGCATGTAACAATCAAGAGCACGCAAAAGCAGAGGGATTGCTACAACGAATCAAAGAACAAGGAGCAATTGATCATGAAGAACGTACTAATTAGTATGTTGATGGGTGCATCACTCACAACAGCAGGTATTGCACTTGCTGGTGAGGATAAGATCACCAAAGGTTATTACAGCATGGATGCCATGGGTTGTATGCTACTCAAAGAGTGTACAAAAGATGTAGAACGCATCTATTCATCTGGTGATCTTCGTGCAGCATATCCTGATGCAAATTGGGATGTAGTTGCTGATGAGTTTGACCAGATCATGGTTGCATTTGGACAGATTGGTGTACATGTACATCTTGCTGATGAACGATACTTCCCAGTATCACATCGTGGTGTGTACCATACTGTATCCAATCATTTCTATCTCAATCGTGCATACATGTATCAACCACATGTATTGATGAGTGTTGTACGTCATGAAGGATGGCATGCTGCACAAGATTGTATGGCAGGCACTATTGAAAATAGTATGATTGCCATCATCAAACCAGAGGAAGATGTGCCACCTATCTGGCAAGAGTTAGTCAAGCGCACATATCCAAAGGCAGCACAACCATGGGAAGCAGAAGCGACATGGGCAGGAAAGACTGAGGACATGACCATGGAAGCACTAGAATCGTGTGCTAGGGGTACTATGTGGACAGATTATGATCCGACCCCACTCACTCGTCAATGGTTAGAGGAGAATGGATACATCGAATAGGCACATTGTTACAGTACAACAGTGTACTGATAGTGATGATATGTTCATTGAAATCCCTGAGGAGATCACTACTGAACTAAACTGGAAAGATGGAGACACCATTGATTGGACACTTGATAATGATTGTATAACTATTACCAAAGTCAATGATTAATTTCAACAACGATCCTAATGGCATCCAAATCACGTGGGACGAAAAAGACCCAATCGAAAGCGTCTTCAACGACTGGTCAGAAGACGACTTCATCAACGCAATCCGCAAAGACTGCTTCTACACTCTCCAAGAATGTGGAGAACTTGAGTTCTGGGATCCGCAAAGAATCAACAAAGAACTCGACAAAGAAGACTACGACTACAACACCCGTCTCAAAGTCATCGCGCAAGAAGAAGCAGAAGGAAGAAGAAATAAAGGTAATGAACTCAAGGAAACTTGAGTTATTCCCTCATCTTAATACTTTCCCTTATCACTTACATGATCTAACAGAAGATAAGAAGTGCTGGTTTCAATGTGAAGAACATGCTGCTAAGTACATCCGTCGTTATAACTGTAAGTACAAACTCTATCACTACACAGGCAAATGACAGAAGAAGTAAAAGAACTTCTAAACAAAGCAGCAGAACAACTCAATGGACAACTCTCCATCACCTCAACCCTCAACAGTAGAGGAGAAGAAACCACACGTTACATCATTACCGTCGCCCATACCTAATATCCTGTCACTAGTAGTATTATTCATACTAACACTACTAACAATATACGCAGGATACGTACATGGCAACATGCATCTCCTCACGACATTGAAGAATGCAAGATCGTAATTTCTACACTCATGGTGGACTGCTCCCTATACAATCAGTTAACATACTTCGCCTAATCAGTGAACTAGAAGGATCGTATCAACTACTCAAGTATCATGCATTTGATGATGACATGAATACTATTGATGAGATGAAGAAACGATACTACAAACTATACTTCAAGACAGCAAAGCAAGAACGTGAAAACCTTCACTGAAACATCCACCCTACCATATGATAGACATTTCTATCAAGTTAAACTACCTAACCACCATGAATACGCATTCAACTCATACGAAGAACTTAAACACTGGTGGTGGACTACTAACCCTAAAGGAGCAGTAGTAGATGTCATCGATCACGCCTCTTTTCACAACTCTACTACAAACACTAAACTATCCTCCCCCAAAGGATTTGCTTGATTATGTACATGAACTAAACCCACTACTATCAGTAGAACGTTCAAATAGATTAGGTTATCAATCAAAATCACATAAGATCACTCAATTAACACCTGTATTAGAATTCATCGACCAAAACGTATACACTAAAGAACTACGTCATGGTGAAGCATGGGTAAATATCAACCCAACAGGTGCATACAATGTATCACACATACATCCTAACTCTGATTACACATTCGTATACTACCTAACAGATGATAACTCAACCATCTATCTAACACACCCACACCTATACGAACAACATAATCATCTACTATCAGTACAACCAGAGGTAAGACAAACATACTCATTAGAGCATTATCATACAATATCACCCAATAAAGGTGACATACTAGTCTTCCCATCATACGTACCACACCATGTAGAAAGCAACAACAAATACACAGATAGAATATCAATCTCATGGAATAGTGATAGCACACGTGTACCACGAGTTTGGAGGACTGTATAACATACTACCGCGTCTGTCTATGACTACGTTCTTGAACCATTCTCCCCCCTTGGTGAACATTTTAATTAATCATTAAAAAAATATACCTAGTACGCTGTGTAGTAGCTCTGAAGTATCTCTAAAGGCACTCCAGAGACGTTGGCTTAGCACCCCAGCACTCGAAAGTCAACAAAGCATGTGCCAGACCTCAAAGTGGCACAGCGCCCCCTCCAAAACCCTCAGAATCGCGTTATACTACATTCATGGATTCAGAGGACTTCTCAAAATCCTAAAAAGTCAAAAAAACGACTTTTTTAAAAACTTAAAAAACTGAGAAAGTTTAATTTCTTAAGTTTTTGCTTTTTTTCCTTTTTAAAACTTCTTATTTAACTCCAAATGTCTAAAATGTATGACAATTTGATCAGTTCAGCTATTAAAAGCATTAATATCGTTGATAATAGTGTTAAAGTAGTGTATAATAGTAATAAAGACAAAGAATATACATTTAACTGTAAAGAAATCGAAGAATTTGAACAAAACCTCTGTAAAGAGTTGATTTCAGTTGAAATGAAGACTGGAGGCAGTGTTGGTAAGTTTCTCCACAATCAAATTAAAGAGGGAGTTATTGTAGAATCTAAATAATCGTTCATTAGTAGATATTAATATCAAAGAGATCATGGGCAAACGTTCATCGAATGATCGCAACAACAAGTACAATCAAATAGACGACGATTTTGAAGACTTTGGATACAATGTGAAGAATATTAGGAGGCAGACTAAAAAGAAGGTAACGAAATTCAAACGAGAAGTCAATGAGTATGATGACACTTATTGAACTGTCCACATAATCCCCCATTCGTCCCGTTAGCGTGTATTGTATACACATTGACGGGATTTTTTCATGTTCATGCACAGACTGCCCAACGGTAACATCATCATGCACGAAGGATTGCCCCGTGAACTTGCTATCAAACGCATGGAAGATCATGAGCGTTGGTGTCAAGAACACAGGGAAGAATTAGAGCGTGATTCTCAACAGTTATTCGATGACATGTTCGGTGGATGAACTGTCCACCATTTCCCCCATTGCACACCTCACCCCTTATAATAGAAGCATGAACAATTTCACAGACTTCATTGACTACGTTTTCACATTTTATGGAGACGGTGGTCTCTATGATCAAAAAAGGACTAAGGAACAAATTGCACTTGCCCTTGTCACTTATCTTGATGAGTGCAATGATCCCTGCATTGACATGGAATGGGGGCACGGTGACAGTCTAGACCGTGAGAGGGTGAGAGACTACATGAACGACATGTACGGACCAATCCCCGTAGTGGCACAACCAGGATTGAATTGCTGACCTGATCCTGTATTGTATACACATGAACGAAATCACACAGCAACGACCTGCCATGTTCACTATCGAATGTCCCGAGACTGGTGAGACTGAGATGACCAGCAACGAAGAGAGAGCATTTGATCTCTGCTACGCAATGAGCGAAGAGGAGACCATGTATGCATGCATACGCGATCAGTTCGGAAATCTGATCGGTGAGTATGGTAACATCATGGATGCCGTTGATCGCGGTCTGGTCTGACCAGTTGACAAGGTGGCACACAGGGGGTTGCAACTCTCCCCCATGTGCTCTATATTAAAAGAGTCAAACAAATTCACTTCATTTTTCACCACATGCGTAAGATCGAAGCACTCATGAACACCGCCATCAAGAACAACACTGATTGGCGCATGAGCAACACCCGAGTTGATAACAACGAAGGTGTGTCCACTGTGTACCTGCACAACAACAAAATTGCAGAGATCGGTGATGACTTCGTGAAAATCTTTGATGGCGGTTGGCAGTCCAACACCACCAAATCTCGCCTCAATGCTATCATTAATGAGTTCTGCAATGGATTCACTGATGGTGTATTTCAAAAGAACTTTGAGTGGTTCGTCATGGATAACAAAGTTGTGCATGATTTCGTGAATGGTTACACTTTCGCTGAATTCGCTTGAGTTCACCAAGGGGGGCAGATTGTCCCCCTTAACTATTACAAACCATTCGGCTACTCAATGGCACATTATACCATGCCCCACCTTGAAGTGGTGGGGGAGGGGTCTCTTAGTGAAGTGTCACTATTAGACCTGTCATGGAAGGCAGCTGCCCTTATAATTAGATCAGTTCACACCACAAAGCATGTTCGCAGTTCAACCCGCCATCTTCGCTAACTTTGACGAACACGGGGCAGACTATGCATCCACCATCGATGATGCATATGCCATCGCCCGTGATATGGGGGAAGACGCCATGATCTGGAAGCTAGGCACACAGAAAGCAATGAAGTGGATTCGTGTGTCAGTTGACGAAGTGGTCACCACTGCCTAGGCACTGCCCCATTCATCCCCTATAATAAGGACATGAACAACAAACTCACCACATCTGCTGACGGCATCTTCATGCACAGCGCCAATCCCTCCCCTGTCATGCAGGCAGCAATGGACAGCATCAGAAAACAGATGGCAGCAGAGACAGCATACCGTGAGCGTGTGCGTCAGGGACTGGAACCCGCCCATGGTGGACAGTGGGGATACTGGAACATCAGTGATCGCCACTGACCCATTCACCCCTTATAATAAACACATACACAACACAGCAACACACATGACAGCATCCACCATGACCGAGACCACCACATACAACGGTTGGGCAAACTATGAGACATGGAATGCATCACTCTGGATTGGCAATGATGAGTTTCTGTATAACACTGCCAAGGCATGTGTAGAGTATGCAGAACTCAACGAATCACCCTATGAGAAGTTCATCCGTTGCATGTTCAACTGTGAGAACTATACAACAGGCGATGGCATTCGTTGGGATAATGATAACATCGACCAGACAGAAATGATCGAGATGATGGCAGAACTGTGAAGCACAGTTAATAACACTTAGGGGCAGTAATATGCCCCTTTTTATGTTGGTTAAGGGTCGCCAAGCGGGTTTCTCAAAAAAGTACCTTCTTTCAAACCTACAAACGTTTCCCAGACGGGGCTAGTTATTGTGTTATAATAAATTTCAGAAACTAAAAAAAATCGCCATGAAAATTTCTCCAACAAAATTCCCGAGGTACACAGTTGACGATGAAGGGAACGTGTATAGGGATGGGAAGTATTTGAAGAGTCATGATAGGGGGTTACTCACGCAGAACGGTACGAGGTATCAGGCAGTGAATATCAGCATCTATGATGACAACGGTAAGTTCGTGAGACAGATCAAGTATTATGTGCATCGCTTGGTTGCCGAGGCATTCATCGAGAATCCAGAGGGACTGCCAGAGGTAGACCATATTGATGAGAATAAGGAGAATAATAATGTAAGTAATCTGAGATGGATTACGAGGAAGGGTAATATGGAAAGGACTGGAAAACCCGAAGGGACTATTATCGAGAAAGCAGGAAAGGGAGAGGGTAGAAACCCGTCGAGGTACATTAAGAAGGATGGAGAGTGGGTATTGATACCTAGTGATCGCCCAGCATGGAACAAGGGGATGAGGAGTGGTGCTCCGAATGGGACGTTAAAGCAATTAAAGAATGGACATTGGAAAGTAAAGAAGGATCATGTATGGGTACATGTGAAACAAGCAGAGTATGCCGACTACGGTATCAATAAATAAATTTGAAAATGGTTTTTTCAAAACCTTGAAACGGAAAAAAATTTCCCAGCAAAAAAATGCCTGAAAAAGTCGATTTTAAAAACTACGATGATATCCTTGCAAACTTCGATGCATTCTGTGACGAGTTTGAATCGAAGGCATCGGAAGCATATATGAGAGGTGATCAAAATGATGGAAGAGTCACGCAAGCAACAGCAGAACATGGAGAAGGTACTCCTGAAGTTGTCAGAGAGATTAGAGAGCCTGGAACAGAGGGTAACCCAGTTGGAGCGCCCTACATTGATGTACAGGCGTCCAGCATCGAGTGATTATGAATCTCTCTCAGATACGTTAGACTATTTGCATAACAACGTGGAAGGCATCAAGAAGGACCTAGCACACGTCGCAAGGGTAGTTTAATGCCAGTAGCACTAGTTGCCACACCAGAGGTCATCACAGGTCCTGCGGGACCGTTTCTGCTGCAGCCTGCGCCACAGGTGCCATTGTATCAGGACTCAGTGAGGACTGCACCGAATCCGATCTTGTATGAGAATATTTCTCCTAGTATGACGATCACTGTGCAGGCAACGGGAGGTTGTCCTTTGCCAGTGTTACCCGAGTTAATCACAAGTGTGTCAATCTTTCCTGGTCAAGCAACCAACAGTGGTACTGGTTGTAATATTACGAAGTTAGTCGATATTGCTGACAAACCTGTACCGAACTTACCAGACTTTCTGTTACCTAAGTTTGTTGAACCTTACATTCAGTATGGAGCAATTGCAGGACCACCTGCACCTACGATGTCCTTAGTAGCGCCTCTGAGGGGTCTGTATGGGGAGAAGTATTTCTATGACTCTGAATACATCTATGCGTCTTACTACCGCAATACGCCGACGTTCGACCCCGTAGACGGGAAAGCGCCGATATCTATCAATAAACAAAACAGACTAACATCTATTAACTTGTTAAAAGGCAAGCAGCGAATGCCTTTTGATACGATACCAAAAGATATTAGTGAAATTACAACAGATCTATTCACTGGTGAAGCAGAACCGATTAATATTGAGAAGTTAGAACCATTAACAATTGGTCAAGCGATTACGACTGGTAGTGATTACATCTATAGTAGTGTACCTGAAGTATCATCATGGGTTAAGTGGCGTCCATCATTTATTGAAGTGATGACGTATTATTACCATGTTGTGGTAACACATACATGTCCACCATTTGTAACAATATTCCAAGGTAGTATGTTAGTACAGAATAACTGGACACCTGCTGCAAATCGCTTAAGTTACTACATAGCATTACAGAACGGATTTTTGGACGATGAAAACCCTTAAACCAATGAGTCGTTTAGGTGACATTACGACAGGTCACGGTTGTTACGCCCCTAGTGTTGGTGTAACAGCATCTCCAAATGTAATGGTAAACGGTCTACCTGCTCATAAGGTAGGTGATCCATTCACGCCACACACCTGTGGTAAGGATGTCCACTCAGATGTCGCTGCAATCGGTTCTCCAAAGGTCATCATTAATGGATCACCTGCGATGCGTTTAGGGGATGCTCTAGCGCCTCCTGCATTGATGGCAGAGGCATCTTGGACAGTATTTGCAGCATAAGGATTTTGTGGTATAATATAAGAGTCAATTTTGATTAAACAATGGCAAAAGCAAAGGTTGGTATTAGTGGTGGTGCTTTCGTAGAGAGCAAACCCAAGAAGACTCGTCAAGGAGCGGGTCAGCACACGAAATATGCATCCACGAGTCGTAATAATGCTAGGAAGCGTTATCGTGGTCAGGGACGATGAATTTAATCTGTAACCTTCCTGCACAAAAAGTATGGGTTCGTAAAGAATACTTGCGAGACCATCAGGACGGTCACGGTGAATTTGTTGAGGGCGTCTGGGTATCGGCAAAATCGATACCTGGTCGCGCTTTTTATTTTGAGACCTTCCTACCGACATATGGTGCAATGTATGATAAATTGCCCATTAGTGCGTTTGTATCATCCCCTGAGATCCCTGTCCCTGACTTGGATTTGACGAATTTGCAATTTTGGAATTGCATGGATTATGGTGTGATGTGTATCAACAAAGGTTTTGTAACTGGTATGGACTGTGAAGTGTATACTAGAGATCATGGTCTAATGAAAGGTCAGTATATCTGCACATTAGACAACTATCATGCAAACCCTGATGTGATAGATAATAATGTTAGTGAGACTCCTCAGGAGCACAAATCACATAATTGTATTGTTTTGGAGAACGGTCAGTTTGTTTTGTACCCTAATAATAGGACACGATTCTACGACTTATCTCTTACGCCCGAAGAACCCTTGACACCCGACTTCAAAGTGAGTACAATAGTGTACCAAGTTGAAAACGGCACTGACTGGGGTCGTCTTGGGGACACTGATGATTATTTTTGGGAAACTAATGCTGAACGAAAACAACGGACGGAGACCACAAATGGGAAACAGCAGAGTTGACAAGAGCGAAGACTTTAGGAAGTCAGGTATGACACTCATCACTGAGGTAGAGAGTGACAAGTATTTGCGTAAAGCAGGTAAGCGGAAAGAGGTACAAGAAGGAGAAATCTTCGACAACCAAGCGGAGTGGGCGGACGGATTCTGTGGCAAGTGATAAATAGAAACAGCCAATGCTGTGTCTAGATGCCTTCCTTTCAGACATTTAAAGATCTGAGCATCACGTTCAAAAAACACCCTGTATCAGACGATCTGGTACAGGTGAAAGATAAGGCAGCTATCATTCAATCGATAACTGCCTTACTTTTGACGAATAGGGGAGAAAGACCATTCAAACCAAACCTAGGGTCAGGCATTAGAGAGTCGTTATTTGAACCATTGGATTATGCCACTGGAGGTTTAATCAGAGGACAGGTTATTGATTGTATCAATAGATACGAACCAAGAATCGAATTAGATAATGTATCAGTTGAACCTGATGAATTAAACAATGGATACAACGTAGAAATCTTCTTTACTATTGTAGGAAGAGATGACGTACCAGAGGCAGTAGAATTCTTCTTAGAGCGTACACGATAATGCCTTATACTCAGGTTGCCAACTTAGATTTTGAACAAATCAAAACAGCTCTTAAAGATTACTTAAGAGCACAGTCGGATTTTACTGACTATGACTTCGAGGGTTCTGCATTAGCGACCATCTTAGACACACTCGCTTATAATACCTATTATACGGCGTTTAACACTAATATGGTAGTCAATGAACTATTCATTGATTCTGCCACCTTGAGAGACAACGTAGTAGCGATTGCGAAGCAACTAGGGTACAGACCCAAGTCGAAGACCGCACCTACTGCTTATATCTCTTTTGATGTAAATTATAATCAACAAACAACAGACACAGAACTCCTGCTGAAGAAAGGAACTGGTTTTGTTGCTAACTATGACAATACTTTGTATCGTTATGTTGTATTGAACGATGCAAAGGCACAAGTATCAAATGGTGTTGCATCATTCACTGACCTTCCTGTAAAAGAAGGTGCATTGATTACTGACACTTATACTATTAACGGTGCATCGAAGAACCAGAGATTTGTTCTCGATAACCCAAACATCGATGCTAATACTGTTTCAGTAAAAGTATTCCCTACTGGTGGTTCATTCAACGAACCATATTTGGTTGCAGATAACATCTTGAATGTAGATGGCAACTCAAAAATCTTCTTCCTTGACGAGATCGAGGATGACAGATACGAAATCATCATGGGTGATGGCATTCTAGGTAAGAAACTAGAGAATGGTGCTGTCATGGAGGTGACTTATCTGGTCACTAATGGTCCTGCATCCAATAGTGTACGTACATTTGTCTTCAGCGGTGTCCTAGAGAACACACAAGGCATCACTCCTGCTGGTTTTAGCACTTCTATCACAAATGTAACACCTGCTGCTGGAGGCGAAGATCAGGAGACTACAGCGAAGATCAAGTTTAATGCTCCTAAGTCATACGGTGCTCAGGACAGAGCAGTGACTGTAGATGACTACGGTGCTATTGTACGTAATGTATATCCTGCTACTAGTGACATCATTGTATTTGGTGGTGAGGATCAAGAACCACCAATGTATGGTAAGGTATTCATTTCATTGAAACCAAAGGATGCAGCGTACCTAACGTCTGTTACTAAGAAGCAAATCATTGCAGATTTGAAGAAGTATGTTGTTGCATCAGTAGAACCAGTCCTAATCGACCCTTCTATTCTGATCATCGAACTAAATAGCAAGATTTATTACAACAGTTTAATTACAGACAAGACACCTGCACAGATTAGAGATGCAGTAATTGGTTCTGTACAGTCATACCTTGACACATCTGACACAGAAAAGTTCAACGGTAAGTTTAGACATAGTAAAGTTGCTGGTGTTATTGACGATACAGATCGTTCAATCAACTCCAACCTTACTGATGTTACAATGAGAAAGGATTTCTATCCTCAACTCAATTCAACTTTCTATTATGAGATCTGTTTCCAGAATGCATTCGACCTAGAGTGTGATGAATCAGTCCTGTCGTCTACTGGTTTTAGAGTTACTGAGTACCCTAATTTCGATGTTTATATCGAAGACAGGGGTGGTAAAATTGTCCTATATAGACTAGACTCTTCTACTGGCGAAAAAGTAGTCCTAGACGATAATGTTGGGGATATTGATTATGAAAAAGGTGAACTTCAAATGTATGATTTGACTATCATTAAAGGTACATATTTCGATAATCGTATTTCAGTAAGAGTAAAGCCTAGGTCTAAAGACGTTAAGGCACTTCGTGAAGTTTACTTAGATGTAGACGTTGCCAATTCATCGTTCACTGCATACAAAGAGTAGTTAAATGACCGTCAAGACGAAGAGAATTTCAACTCTTATTGAGACACAACTCCCAGAATTTATTACTACTGAGTATGAACTTTTCAGTAAGTTCCTACAGAAGTATTATGAAGCTCAGGAGGTACAGGGCGGTCCTTTAGATGTAATCAGCAATCTTCAGAAGTATGCTGATATTGACTACTATGAGAAGAATCTTCTCAAGCAAAATGATATTCTAGTATCTAATATTTCAGATACTGACACGACCATTGTCCTGCAGGACGCTACTTCATTCCCTGCACAGAATGGTTATGTCAAAATTGATGATGAGATCATCTTTTATGACACTCGCACTGATACAACTCTAGAAGGTTGTGTAAGAGGCGTTAGTGGTAATACTTCCCTAGGAGACCTATACGAAGGTTCTACCTTTGTCAGCACCAGTGCGGCAGCACATAGCGGCGGTAAGAAGGTACATAACATTAGTAACCTCTTCCTCTATGCATTCGTCAAGAATTTTGAGAGTCAGTATCTAGGTTCATTCCCCCAGAAGTACCTTAAGGGTGAAGTAGACAAGAGAACCCTGATCAAGAACATCCAGAAGTTCTACAAATCAAAGGGTACTACTGCTTCAATCAAGTTTATCTTCAATACTATTGTTGCCAAGGAGATTGACAACAAACCTGAAGTATTCAAACCAAGAGATTTTACATACAAGGCATCTGAGTCTGACTGGATCAACATCTATTCACTCAAGTGTAAGGTCATCTCTGGTGATCCAAAGAGTTTGATTGGTAAGGTTATCAGTCAGAGCATGCCTTTTGTTCAGGCAACTGTAGATAACGTCTTTGAAGATAGCAATGCTGACGGCGAAAGAATTTACAATATTGTACTTGCACCAGAGACTGTAACTGGTAAGTTCGATATTTCCACTAAAACAAAACTAACTGCACCTCTATCTGATGCTGCTGGTGCTGGCGCTAGAATCAATGTTGCTTCCACCATGGGGTGGGACAAGTTAGGTTCTGTTCTTATTGGTGATGAAGTCATTGAATTCACTGACAAGAACGTATCTCAGTTTGTTATCTCTAAGAGAGGACCAGTTCCAGTAACTTTCCTAGCAGGTAAAGAGGTATACAAACCTTCCCTAATCATTGGTGAGGGTGTTACTCTACTTACTTTGGGTCTGGTGTACAACGTTGCACCTACGATGCAAGCACCACACTCAGCTGTTGGTGACAAAGTACAAGAGTCTGTTGCTGGTTTCCAAACTGCTGACCCACGTATTGTTGATATTAATACGAATCAGGTACGTTGGAACCTCAATAACTTAGGTCCAGTATCTGCAACCACCAATGCTAACATTCAATCTGCACTGAGTGGTGTATCGACTAACGTCTCTGCTATTCTAGAAGACGAGCAGTATTACTACATTGCTAGTTCTTCTTATCCTTCTTACAACATTCTAGACATTCTAGAAGTTGACAAACCAGTACAGGATCAGAAGCAACTCAGAATTATTCGTAAAGAACCAATCTCAACGACTGAGATTTATAAGACACCCAACAGAGACGTTGGTATCCTCGTAAACGGTGTTCCCATCTTCGGTTACAAGGATCCTGAATCCATTCGTTTTGGTGTACTTGAGACTATCAAGGTTACTGACAAAGGAAGAAACTACGCCAATCCACCTTTTGTGTTGATTGATGGTCTACCTGAAAGAGCAAGAGCATTCTTGATTGGTAATGTTGTTGATCGTATCGAGGTAGCTACTACTGACATCTTCCCACAAACTCCAACAATTGAGATCACCTCTGGTAAAGGTGGTAAAGCAACTGCTGTTGTTACTGGTGGTGAAGTCACTAGTATTGTCATTGATGATGCAGGTAAGTATTATTCAACTCCTCCCAGAGTCGTAATTAGAGACTTGGCAGGTAAAGGACGCTTTGCTGAGTACACTACTGAAGTTAACACCGCTGGTCAGATTACTGCTATCAACAAAGTTGCTGGTGGTACACTCTATACACAGAGCAACATTCAAGTTGACATCGTTGCTGTCGGTTCAGATGCTAAAGCAACACCTCTTCTCAAAGAATGGGTGAAGAACAGGTTTGAGAAGTACAAGGGTGTCATGGATACCCAGTATGGTTTCCTATTCCGTAATTACAACATTGTATTGGACAATGGTTACGGTCAACTAGGCAATCCAAAGAAACTTAGAGTTGCACTGGGTGATAACTTAGACAGTGCTGATTCAGAACCAGCAACTAAGACTCACTCACCTATCATTGGTTTTGCTTATGATGGCAACCCAATCTATGGTCCATTTGGTTACAATGATCCTTTAGATGCAACATCAACTCCTGTTAGAATGACATCTAGTTATTCTCTAGTTGGTGACAGGGATCGTGGTCCCAGTATTACAGAATATCCGTTAGGTGCATTCATCGACGACTATAAGTATAGTCATAGAAGTGGTTCATTGGATGAAAACAACGGACGATTTTGCGTTACCCCCGAATTTCCAAAGGGAACTTATGCTTATTTCCTTACTATTGATAGCAATCAAGTACCGAAATTCCCGTATGTTCTAGGAGACAAATTCTACTCTCTACCTGTAGACAGTAACTATAACTCAAACATCAGTCAAGACGATATTCCTAAGAAGTCCAAGCGACTCAATGTTGCTGGCATGCAGGGTAACGGCGAAGGTCTAATTGCAGAAATTGGTGCAGTTGGCGCTGGTATCCTTGATAGTGTCGAGATTCAAGACTCACACGACAACTTCTCTATTAACAACAAACTATACTTTGATAACGTAGGAACCGAAGGAACCAGTGCAGAGGCATTAGTCTCATCTGTTACTGGTGAGAACGTTCAGTATCTTGAGTGTAAAGAAGATAGAGTTGTTAAACTGACAACTATCCAAAGTGCATACCTATTTGCTGATGACACTTTAAGACAACCACAATCAGGTGCTTCTGGTAGTATTGTTGGTACTGTCAAGGGAGATACTGTTATTGTTCTACGTAACGTCAATGGCACGTTCGACAATACAGGTACTTTCTCTGCAGACATCAAAACCTTTACTATCACTGTGGATCAGGATAGTAACTACACGATTGGTGCAGTTCTAAGACTGACTGATGGTGTCAATCCACCATATGCAACTGGTGAAGTTCTAGAGTCTACCAGCAAGCAGAATACTGTTAAGATCAAGGTTCTCACTGGAGAATGGGTTGTCAATGAAGATTACTTCATCCAGTCCAGCAATCTGTTCAACACGTCTGGTTCAAAAGTAGTCTCACTCGTATCAATGAGTGATGGACTAGAACCATTTGATGTAAACCAAAGTGTTGCTTTGGTTGAGACTGATGTGAATCATGGTCTTGCTATTGGTGACGAAGTAACTATTGATATCCGTCCTAACGACACAACTAAGACTAAGAACTATTATATCAGACAAAGACTGTATCAAACTGCAGTTGTTAGAGAACCAAACAATAAGAGTAGCATTTCATACAATGGTATTGGTAGATTTACCATTCTAAATGGTGGTGCTGACTATACAGAAGGAACATACACCAATGTTCCTCTTAAGAATGGATCAGGTACAGGAGCAACAGCAAATATCACTGTATCTGCAGAAGGCATTGTATCAAATGTCCAAATCACTTCTGGTGGAACAGATTATCAAAGAGGAGACTACCTCACTGTAGAAGATGACGAACTAGCAAGATCTGGTGCTTCTCAGAGCACTGCTAGATTGACGATGTATGTCGATCACTCTGGTGTATCGTTCAGTGCTGACTCTATTAGAGTTGCAGATCCAAAAGGTTTCTCTGTAAACGACAAACTGCAAGTTGGTAGTGAGATTATGCAGATCACTGCTATCAATGGCAATGATCTATCTGTAACTAGAGCACTAGAAGGAACAAAGAGAGTAGACCACTACAATGGTGGTATTATTACACTATACAAACCAAGTTATAACTTCGATGCTGGTTTCAAGGTTAGCAATACAACAGGTGGTGGAACCATTCTATCATATGATCGTGATACTCAAACTATCACTGTAATCTATGATTATGGTATTGACAAGATTGCTGCTGATGAACTTATCAACAGCACAACGTTCTTTGATTCTGGTGATCCAAGCAGACTAGTAACACTTGAGAGAGTATCTGATCTAGAATTTAAGTTTGAGTTCTCTGAAGATAATGAGAACTTCACTCCTAACCCAAATCTAGATTTACAGGAGTTCTACAGATATACATTTGATACATCACACCCTTCACTACTAGGAACTAACTTTGATCTAAGTCCAAGTAAGAGTTATAACCTCCTAACCTTAGAAAAACTGAACAGTGCTGCATTGCCTGGTCAAGTTGGATCATTTACTGAGGTTAAATTTGGTTTTGGTCCTAGATTGGAAGAAAACAACTATGACAATAAAGTAGGCACGAATTTCACATACTTTTACTACTTTGATAGGAATAACAAGGTAAATTCTGAAGGTTCTTTCTTCAAAATTGTAAATGACCCTCTGCAGGGTACAAAGACGCTTTCTTACGTCACCCCTAATCGATTTGTATATGATGTACCTACAGAACCACTGTGGGATGGATCAGGTCAAATTACATATACTACCAGAGGACAATTTGCTACTGGTAAAATTCATGAAATTGCCGTAACTAATTTTGGTGAGAACTACAAGAAGACTCCAAGAGTAATTGGTGTTGATCCAGCACAAGAATTCAGAGCAGAAGCAACTGTTCTCTATGATTCAGAAATTGGTGCTATTACTACAGTAAGACTTGACAACGTTGGTTCTAATTTCTCCAAACCTGCAGCTGTCATCGTAGATGGTGATGGACAAGGTGCTCTATTTGATGTAACACAGAGAAATGGTAAGATCTTCTCTGTTACCATCAGAAGTATTGGTAAGAACTATTCTTATGCACCTAAGATTAAGATTATTGAGACAGATACTAAACTGTTCCCAATGAGTTCTTCTATTGGTGTACCACAGAGTATCAATATTATTAGAAATGGTGGTGCATACCATTTAGATAAGACTGTTGCATCTAAACTGTCTTCTCAGACTGTTGTATCAATTGAAGTATCTGATAATATCAAATTCCAGACTGGTGAGAAAGTCACACAGACTGTAAATGGTGTAGAAGTTTTAAATGCTAAGATTTCAGAATTCAGACAAGGTTCAAACCTTGTAAAACTAAAAGATATTAATGGTATCGTTAGAGAAGGTGTAGAACTAAAAGGATTTGTATCTAAATCTACCGCAAAGGTAAAAGTAGTATTCGTTTCCAAGTTCAACGAAGAAATTACAACCTTCTTTGATAATCTAGGTTACTATAACTCAGATAGAGGTAGACTTGGTACTGCTAATCAGAGATTGCTTGATAGTTACTTCTATCAGGACTATTCTTATGTTGTTAAGTCCAAGACTTCTATTGAAGAGTGGAGAGACCTTATTAAGTCTACCACACACCCTGCTGGTTTCCAACTATTCGGTCAGGTTGATATTGAGACTGATGCTCCAGTCGAAATGCCTAAGGAGCAGAACAAGTCTGACTCGTTCAGTATCATTCAACTATGGGATCCTGCGAAGAACAAGATTACAGTTGAAAGCACCAAGCAAGTAACAACTCAGTCAATCCAATCTGTTAGTGATTACAAACTGAGAACTGGTTCTGGTTCTGTTGCAACATCCGAATTCAACTTCAACGAAAGTCGTGCGTTTGAATTCAGGATCTACAACATGACGCCTGGTTTCTATGATGCAACTATCAATGCAGGAAATCCATGGTGGATGAAGAATCCATTCGATGGTTATTTTGATAACGATGGAAGATTGAAGGGTTCCGTTCAGTTCCAGATCAGGGACATGTTTGATAATCCATTCAATCCAGTAAATGCAGAGAGTTGCTTTGTTACTCTCGATGGTATTATTCAAGAACCACTCAGAGCATATACTATCAGTGGCGATAAACTTGTCTTTGCTCAACCACCTCTGGGTGATAATGAGAAACTAACTGGTCAAAATGTCAATGCTACGAGTTCTTACAATGGTGTTAAGTTCATTGGTAGAACCTTCTTCTTTAAGGATTCTCAGTACAATAACAGATACCTAAAAAAAGCGAGAAATATTTTCCAGCGTGGGGGTCTATGGATAGACGCTGCAAATCAAATCGAACAAAATAAAGAGTTTATTATTCAAGAATCTGTAGGGTATGGTAAGGAGACTTATCCATCCTTGGATTGGAGTACAAAACTCGATGATTACAGTTTAGACATCGGATATGCACTCGATGCATATGCACATGACATCAGATTTGGTGGAAATACCAAGACTGTTGATTATGCAAAGATTTTCCAGAAGTCAAAATATATTGCTGACTATAAAACTGAGTCCATCAACATCTTTGAGTATGCTAGAAAACTAGCAAACCTTGCTGTTAGAAATTGGGACCTGTCTCTACAGTCAGTTCAATATATTACTGGTTCTAAAGAGATGACTGTCGAAGATTCTTCTCGATTGGTTGTCGGCATGCATGTCAGCTCTGGTCGTGGTTTCGCAATGGGAACCAAGATTGTATCGATTGACTCTTCGACAAAAATCACTCTTTCTGCACCTGCACTTCAAAACTCTGGTGTAGGTGCTGGCGGTGCTCCAGATGGAACCACTAATCTAACTGGCACAACCAACGGAACTTTAAACCTACCAACAAACACTGGTGTTGTACCACTAGGAGATCAATTCTCTGTACAACCAGGCGATAGTTTGATTGTACCACTATCTTTCTCTGGTATTGAAAGTGCTACCTTCTACATGAGTGCAATCAACACTGGTACGTTTGTTGATGCTTCTAACCTCATCTTTGGTAATAAGCAATACATTCAAGAAGAGACTGTTGGTTGGGCAAAAGCAACGTACCCTAGTGTACCATGGAATGAGAATGAAGGCAAGTGCGTTAGAGACCTTGGATTCCTCATCGACAGAATTGTTTATCACCTCCGTTATGGTGGTAACGAAAAAGTAATTGAGTTTGCACAACTATATTGGACAAAGGCATCTTACCCTAACCAAGAACTATTGACTGGTATTGGTGACGAGAAAGATGAAACTCTAGCAGCATTTAACTATGCTAAGGATCTCATGGTCCAAGCAATGAGAAATGTTCTTGGCGCTGGCACTTATACATCAGTTTCTCCATTCATTGATCCTGATGTTGCTGCTGACAGTGAGTTCCCATATTGTGTCGAAGTTGAGACTACACTCAACACTTATATTGATATTGTAGAAGACATCTTCAACAAAGGTGTTGGTGTTGTTGAAGTTACCAGAGAAAATCAGAATAAGGCAGGTAACTGGACTCCAATCACCACTTATTCCAATTACAATATTCTCCCTGATAGTCAACTACCATTCTACGAGTGTAACACTGTTGTATCTGCTATCGACAATCTCCATAGCAATCTCGAAGATACTATCAATGGTAGTGATGTTGATAAGACAATCCCCGACTTCATTGATGGTGAGAACAGAGAGTTCGATCTACTCTGGGATGATGGATCACCAGTTATTACCGAAGAAGATGAGAGATTCTTTGTAACTAGTAATGCTGTACTACAGCAGACTAAGTTCAATGCTGATCATCCTGGCGGTGATTCATATCACATCGATAGAACAGTTGTACCAAACAGAATTGTATTCGATGTTGCACCTATCTGGGATCAAGATGCTGGTGCTAAGACTCTAGGTGAACCAACTGCAGTTGAGAAAGTCGCTATTCTTGGTGTTGGTAACTACAAGAGACTATCTATTGATAGCAATCTAGTTAACAACCAAAGAAGTGGTCCATTCATCATCTTGGATCTAGAAGATAACACTGTACAGAATATTGAGTCCAGAGATAACCTCTTGGTCTTTGTTGATGGTGTTCTACAGAAGTATGGTACATCATATACTATCTCAGGTCCAAACATTTCATTTGAATTCCCAATTACGGAACAAATGAAGGTTGATATGAGATATCTCTATGGTAGAGATGTCGGACAGATCCTCAATCTTTATAATTACAACCCAGATCTGTATTATGCACAGGCAGTTGCATCATTTAGATGCACCAGCAATGTTGCTGAGTTTGTAAAAGGCGCATGGCAAGATATCTACACTGGTTATCCACTTCAGGTCTATCAAACCAGACCTAATAATACCAAGATGTGGATTGGTAATGTTAACAATCTTCTCGTTGATGACTTGGGTGGTGGAGAAGCAGACATCACATTTGAAGTTAATGGTAACAAATCAGAATTGATGGATGCACCTGTTACTTTCTGTATTGCTAGAAAGTATGCATATGAGATCACACTAGACCTTGATTATGACAACTCATCTCTCGTTTATGAAAAGGATGAGTATGGTGGTTTGACTCTAAGAGGTAATGATCAAGCATGGAGAGGGACTATCATCAGAAAGTCCTACAAGAATCCATTTATTAACCTTTCTAACAACTCTAGAATCAAAGTAGATGGTGAAGATGGTTTCAGAAGAATCAAAGAACTTCCTTCTGTACTTAATTCTTCTGAAGAGAGAATTGGTGAGCAGGTTTCCAACTCCTACTATGGTTACGTTAATGTAGAAGCATATAATGGTATAACAAGAGGCGAAGGTCTTGCAGTTGTTGCTAAAATTGAGAATGGTTCTGTTGTATCTCTAGAATGGAACCAGCGTAGTTATGATCCTATCACCCAACCAACAGCATATCAATATTATACACCACCTATTCTAAACTTTGTACCAAAGAATGGTCAAGGTGGCGGTGCAAGAGGTAAAGTTGTTGTCAGTAAGGGTCAAGTTCTCAGTGTAGAACTGACTGATGGTGGATCTGGTTACACTGAAGCACCTGACATTATTGTTGCTAGACAGTATCAGATTCAGAAAGAGAATGACATTGGTGTATCTCTAATTGATCTAAGAGTTCAGCAGGAAGTAAAAGTACAGGGTCTTATCTCTAGTTCTACCATTGACTTGCTTGCTAATCAGGTTTCTGGTATCAATACTCTGTCTTCTATTCTATTCAGAAGTCCAGTTGACGAAGTTAAGGATATCACTTGCCACATCTGGCCTGCTGATCAGCAAGTCAGTGAGGATCTAACTGGAGGAATTGTTGCTCCTCTACTTAAGATTGCTGAAGCAGCACAAGAGAATGTACCTGTTATCAACACATTCCACAACTTCACTGAAATCAATGGATACATTGATATGGGTGAGATTGTTGACATCAGAACTGGTTCTAGTATCTACTACTTGGATGTTGATAGAGTTATCACATCTACTGTACAGTCTGAGATTCCTAATAATGCAATCAGCAACATCAACCACTATCAGAATGCTGCATTCCTCAACGTTCCTCTGGACATTGGCGATACCATTGCATACATTCCAGATACTGAGAAGTTCACTTCAAACGGATTCCTCCTCATTGGTGATGAAATTGTTAGATATCTCCGCAAGGGTTCTGATCGTTTCTTCAGTCTCCAGAGAGCACAGCAAGGAACTACCGAGAAGAACTGGAATGCTGGTACGTATCTAAGACAGATTCCTGATCCATCTGTATCTGTTGCATACGGTGGTATTGCTAAGGTTGAGTCTCAAGCAGTATCCGTTGAGATGGGTGGTATCGCAAGCGGTTTGGGCGATGGTGAACTCGGACAAGATAGAGTAAGACAGTCACAAGTTCTTACTCCATCTGTAGCAAAACAGCGTGTTGAGCAACAAATCGAAGTTTCCGTAAGCAGAGACATCGCAGTTGACTCAATTTCCGCGCTTGAGACTCAGGTTAAGTACAAACTTGAGACATTTGCGGTTAATGTTGTTCCAACTACACTACAGTATAACGCTACTGTCGCTACACAGCAAGTTCAGATACAATCCCTCAACACAATCCAAACTGTTACTACTAAGGTAGAAGCAGACATTCAGATCAGTGTTGATGTTGACTCACTCAAGAGTCTAGAATTCATCAGAAAGGTAACTGTTCCTTCGGAATACACTGCTACCACTGAAGAAATCAAGCATAATGCAACTGTTGTTAGTGGCGAACTACAGAAGATTATTACCGAGATCTCTGTATCACGTGAGGCACTAGAGTTACTGATTGTTCCACCTCCTTCTGGAGCAATCGATGGTTATGAAGAATCAGTATTCTTGACTGATCCTGTTGAGACAAGACTAAATGGATTCGTAGATCTTGATCCTAACACATATCCAGTCATCAAACGTGATGGTACTATCATCTACCCACTCAACTCTGTTGCTGGTGTAGGAACTGGATACATCGGTAACTATGTTAAGACTAATGCTGGTCCTACTATCGGATCTTGGAACTATGTTGCATTTGACGATGGTACAGCAAATGTCTCTGGATTTACTCTGGAAGACTTGAATAGATTATATCCTGCTCTGACTATCAATGACTTTGTTGAAAGAGCAGACTCAAGCTTCACAAAAGCAGGTGATTACTTCAATCTTTCAGTACCATCCATTCAGAATCCACTAGCACTTTCTTCCTCCACACAACCAATTGGTACTGCTGGAGTAAATGCGCTAGATATTACAGTCAATAGTACCGTAAACTTCCCTGACGCTGGATACCTGTTCCACGCTGATGGAACGGACTCAGGAGTGATTGAGTACACTGGCAAGACTGCAACTACGTTTACTGGTTGTGTTCAATACAGGGGAAGCACTCAGGTTGGCAATGGTGCGGAAATCGTGCCGTTCACAATTGACTAAATAAACGTATAAATAAATCAGGCACAAACACTACGTCGGAACAGAAAACCCATGGCTGCTATTATCTCAGATAAATTTAGAATTTTTAATGCGAAGCAATTCCTTGAATCGCTAACTGAAGGCGCTACCGATACTAGCGCCGAAAGAACAAGAATGTACTTCTTTGTGGGTCGCCCACAACCTTGGAAGGCATATCTCGAACTCTACGGACAAGCTGGAGGAAACTTCACAGTAGGCAACGAAATTTACGTTGGTACTTATGGATCCACAGCATTCCGTGCCACTATTGCTGGAGTCCTAGATACCGCTCTTCTTCTTTCCGACGTTTTCCCAAATACCACCTCTACTCCTTCTCTCGGTAGCACCATTCAGGAGACTGCTGACGGTGGTTCAACTACGACTGGTGTCACTGCCTCAACTGGTGTCTACCGTTATGCAACTGAAGAGATTCCACCTCTTCCACTAGACAACCAGACTGAGAAACTAAACGTTTACGACGAGATCATCGCAGCAAAGCGTATCGGCAATGCATTCGCAAGAACTGTAATCCGCCGTTACAACTGGGACACTGTTGCTAACCCAAGATTCGACATGTGGAAGCCTGACTACTCCGCAACCCCTGCTGGTGGCGGTCAAGTCGGTAAGCAGACCGCAACTGGCGCTGACGCTATTGCTAATGCTAAGTTCTACGTAATGAACTCTGACTACGAAGTATTCAAGTGCCTCTATAATGGTGAAGGTCCTGGCAACCTTTCTGGTCAGGATGCTACCGAAGAACCAAAGACCTCACTTGGTAACTATAACTCATCAACTGGTCTCTACACTGAGACTTCTGGTGCTGGTTACATCTGGAAGTTCATGTACCAGATGCCAACCGATGACGTTCTGAGATTCCTTTCTTCAGACTTCATGCCAATCACCCTGTCAACCGCAGGTTCTACCCGTCAGGCAGTAGAAGGTATTGCAGTTGCTGGTTCACTTGACGTTGCTCTAATCGAGAACGCTGGTGCTAACCTACCTGCTTCACAGACTTTCTACACCAGTGTAAAGGGTGACGGTACAGGTGCTGTTGTTGCTATCACCACTGATGGTTCTGGCACCATGACCGCTGCATCGATGCAAGCACGTGGTTCAGGTTATACCTATGCTAACGTACTACTCGGTAACGGCAACCTCTTCTCTGATGCTGGTTTGACGACTCCAGTTGGTACTCCTGCTAACGCAGTTGGTGCTATCGAGATCGTTCTTCCTCCTCAAGGTGGTCACGGTTCCGACCACGAACTAGAACTCAATGGTAAGCGTGTGATGACTAACATCCGCCTAACCTACGCAGAAGGTTCTGGTGACTTCCCTGTTGATAACGACTTCCGTAGAATCGGTATTATCAAGGATCCTCTTAACTACGGTACTACCACTCCTTGTACTGCTGACACCCGTTCAGGTCTCAAGGCAGTTAAGATCACTGGTGCAACCGCAGATTACATCCCTGACGAAGTAATCACCCAGACCGTAACTAACGGTACTGCAAAAGGCACCGTTGTTTCTTGGACCTTGGATCAGGGTTCATCAACCGCAGGTGTACTTAAGTACATCCAAACCGTTGATGCACACACCGATCAGGGTGTTGTAAGAGACTTCGAGAGCAATGGTTCTAACGCTATCTCTGGTGAGTCTTCCGCAGCAGCAGGTAACGTCGAAACTGGTTACGGCGGTACGCTTCTCGGTTCTACCTTCTCATCAGGTCTTGCAAATCCTGAGATCGAACCTAACTCTGGTGACATCATCTATGTTGAGAACAGAAGACTAATCACCCGTGCTCCTGACCAGATTGAAGATATCAAACTAGTCATCGAATTCTGATTAATAATTCATAACTTTAAGTCCCCCGAGAGATCGGGGGATTTTTTTTATCTCTGCTAAATATTAGAGACAAGATGCTAGTGTTTGGCGGAGTACGATGCCACAAAAAACTAATCTAAATGTAAATCCCTATTACGAGGATTTCGACGCGGGTAAAAATTTTTATAAGATTCTCTTCCGTCCAGGATACTCTATCCAGACAAGAGAACTGACACAACTACAATCTATTCTACAGAATCAGATTGAAAGTTTTGGTAAGTATGCCTTCAAGCAAGGCGACTTAGTTGTACCTGGCGAAGTCGGTCTTAATACCAAATTAGATTACGTCAAGTTATCTTCTGTTTCAGAAGTTGCTGTCAATGATGGGCAGGACATCGTATATAAGAAGTATGATATCTCACAACTAGTAGGATCTAGACTGAGAGGTCTATCTTCTGGTGTTATTGGTATTGTCTTAGATACTAAGGTTCTAACAGAAACATCTGCAGACACACTCTATGTCAATTATCTAAACAGTGGTGATTCTAATTCAGACACTACTTTTAGACAGGGTGAAACCCTAGAAGTTATTGATGGTGTTAACACACCTCTACTAGTTGTTGGTACTGATGGTAGCGTACTCCCCACCAGTATTCAACTAACTAATCCTGACACTGGCGATGTAACTTCCATCGAAAGTCCAGCAATGGGTTATGCTTCTGCTGTCAAGGTAGAAGAAGGCATCTATTTCGTCAATGGTTTCTTCGTTCGTAACGAGAAGCAACTTCTTGTCATCGATGATTATTATGATGTACCTTCTGCTAAAGTTGGTTTCTCAATCGCTGAAAAGATTGTAACTCCAGAAGAAGACGCTAGCTTATATGATAATTCTATTGGTTCTTCCAATTATACTGCGCCAGGCGCACACAGATTAAATATCTCACTAACTCTTAAGAAGTTTGCTCTAAGTGAGACAACTGATAAGAACTTTATTCAACTTATCACCACTTATAAAGGTGCTGTACAGAAGAAAGTCAGTCCTACTAACTACAGTCTGATTGAACAGACTCTTGCTAGAAGAACGTTTGACGAGAGTGGTGATTATGTTGTCGATAACTTCTCTGTTGATATCAGAGAATATGCACAGAAAGATCGCAACGGTGGACTCTATAAAGAAGATGAGTTCGGTCTATTCAATGGTCTGTCTGAAGCAGAAGCAGACAGAAAGATGATTGCTAGCCTCGGTTCAGGTAAAGCATACATCAGAGGTTACGAAATTGTTAACAAGGAAACTAAGTACCTTGAAATCAACAAAGCAAGAGAGAGTCTGAGTAGCGAGAACATCAGAATCAAAACTAAATCTCTTCCAACATACGCCGTTACTAACGTATATGGTAGTGTACCTCTAAACAAGGAAGGCGCAGATCTTACTGCATATCCATATCTAAACCTTTATGCTCTTGCCAATGACGGTAGTATTGGTGACAACGGTACTGAGTCTGCCTCTGCACATCGTCAGACTGTTAGCAGAAGAGGTAAAATCTTCTCATCTGATGATGCTGTAAAAACTATCACTTTGAATATTGACAATACTGTCAATACTCTTGCTGGTCTCACCGACGCTAATTTTGAGACTCTTCTTGGGACTCTGTATTTTGTGAAGACCAGAAACAATGCTGGTGCTGCAACATCTGTTGGTACAGTTCAGTCACTGGCATATGCTAAGGTAAACAAACCACTACTAAACTCAAGTGAGAGTTTCCAGTTCCTAGAACTAACCATTACTGGTAAGAAAGATGATCTAGAACTCCTAATGGTTGAATTCGACCTTGGAGATGGTGGTAAGCAAAGAAGACTATTCCTCACTGATGCAGATGCATCTGCTGATACGAATTCATATGGTTATATTGTTGACTATGGCGAAACTGTCACACCTCTGATTGGTAGAGCAAAACCAAATAACTTCTCTCTTAAGAAGAGACCAACTGGTTTTAATTCAGACAGAGACATCATTCTATCACGTGGTCGCCTTGCTGGTGGTCAAGATGCATATAATGGTATCTTCGGTCTATCGTATTTTGATCCAGAATTCTTCACTAAGCTTATTCTAGATGGAGCACCACAAGCAGGATCTTTTGGTGTTGGTAAATATGTCTTTGGTCTAGAAAGTGGTGCATATGGTGTAGTCGAAGGTGGTCCTCAGGGTGTATATTCTGTTGGTAAACTACTCTTCGTCAAGACTCTATCTGGAAGATTTAAGGATGGTGAGACGATCAGAGATGAAGATTCGGTAACTGCAAAGATTGCCAAAGACAATACCATCTCTCACTTCATTGTTCACAATCCTGGCTTGGCATATCCAGACAACTGCACCTTACTTATTAATGGTGTTGAGTTTGATACTTCAGTTGTTGAACTATTCAAGGCAAACAGTGGAGCATTCTACAGATGTCTAGTCAATAATAAGAGTGCGCTTTCTGCAACTGAATATGCAGAACCACCTGCAATTACTGTTAAGACTCCTGATGGTGCAGCAGCTCCTTCTATTGGTGCTGTTATTCTACCTATCATGGTTAGAAATGCAGTAACGACTTATGTACCACAAAACGTCAAGTCACTTGGTGCTGAGTATGGTTCTGGTAACGAGAATGTCTTTACTGCTGATGTTGTTACCAATGATCAAGCGTTTGCAGAAATTAAGTCTGTTACTGAGTTTACATTCTTCGGATCAAAGGGATATAACTTCATTGAATCTACGAGTTTCAATGCTGATGCAAGTCTTCTACTACAACAGGGAGACGTTGTACAATTTGCTACTTCAACTAACCAGATTGTACGTTCTGTTGTTCAATATGCAACAATCAAAGAAGGTGTATCTAAGACGAGAGTTTATCTAGATAGCGTACTACCTGGCGATGTTGTTAATACTAGTATCACCAGATTGCGTCCTAGAGTTGAGAACTCCAACCAAGGAACACTTCTCTTCCCAACAGGCAGTCGCCAGATCAAGCAGATTTCTAAGAATGCTGATCAAACAGGTATTAAGTATTACTTCCGTAGAGACTTTGTAACTACTGCTGCATCTTCTGGTGGTCTTATTACCTTTGCTGCACAATTAGCATTTGGTACTCAAAGATTCGCTACGTTTACTGAAGAAAACTATATTGTTACTGTTCTAGATCCAGGCGATGCACCAAACGTACACACTGGTGACATTGTATACATTGACAGAGATGCAGTAACTATTGCATCTTCTACTGATACTGCTAGTGGTCTAACTGCTGGATCTATTAGTCTAAATCTACCATCAACTTACTTCGGAACTATTCCTTCTAATGGAACATTCCCCAAACTTAAGTTGACTGCAACTTTGGAAGTTACGGATGCAAAACCAAGAATTAAAACTTCTGTAGAAAAGAGAAGAATTGTTGTTACTTCTTCTGGTGATAGAGTTATCCCATTCAGAGGAACAAACTATGATTCTGAAGTTGTAGAAGTTCTATCTTATTCTGATGCATACAAACTACTTTATGTTTATGAGGGTAGTGCAACCAGACCACCTACTGTTGATACTGCAGGTAATCTAATTGAAGGTACTGATGTATCTGATAGATTCACATTTGATAATGGTCAAAGAGACACTGTTTATGATGTTTCCAGATTGGTTCTCAAGCCAGGTGCTGAGCAAACTACTGGTCAATTGGTAATTGCATTCGATTACTTCGAGCACTCACAGGGTGATTTCTGTACTATTGATAGTTACATTCACGAAGCAGGTGTTACTGAGTCCGAAATTGGTTCGTTTGATTCATCTGTACTAGGAAGAGTTAACCTCAAGAACGTTCTCGACTTTAGACCAAAAGTAGACACTAATACTACTGTCTCTGGTTTCCAAGATAAGTCTTCACTTTCAATCACCACTAGTTCTTTCGCTGCTTCTGGTGCTATCATTGCTGCATCACCAGCGTCTGATTCTAACCTTGAGTGGACACTATCATTCAGTCAGATTCAATACCTCGATAGAATCGACGGTGTATTCTTGAATAAGAATGGTAAGTTTATTGTCAAGGAAGGTAATTCCTCACTCAACCCATCGAAACCAGATCCTGTTGATGATGCAATTCCTCTCTTCTATGCTTACATCCCAGCATTTACTAGTGATAGTAAGGATGTAAGAATTACTCCAGTAGACAACCGTCGTTACACGATGCGTGACATCGGTAAACTAGAGAAGCGTATTGAGAGACTAGAGTATTATACTACTCTTAGCATTCTAGAGCAACAAGCTCTCAACATGCAAGTTAAGGATGATATCGGTCTAGATCGATTCAAGTCTGGATTCTTGGTTGATAACTTTGAAGCACACAAGACTGGTAACCTAGGATCACTAGATTATCAGTGCTCTGTTGACTCACAGCAATCAGTTCTCAGACCACAGTCCAGAGAAGATTCGCTAATTCTTAAGGAAGTCAATGTCAGAGATGACCAAAGATTCGTTTCTGGATATACAAAGTCTAATGGTGTTGTCACACTACCATACACCAGTTTGAATCTGTTGGGTAATGCCGCGGCCTCCAAGACACTAAATCCAAATCCATTTGTTGTTCTTCAGTATGTTGGTGATGCTGATATCACCCCAAGTATTGATCAATGGTATGATCAGCATACAGAACCTCTGGTTGTTGATACCAACACCGATCTGTATAAGATCTTCCTAGCAAAAACTGAGATCAAGGAAAGTTTCTCTTCTCTACACAATTCATTCATTGTAAACTGGGTAGGTTCTTCTCCATCATTCACATCAATCAATTCACTTGGTGATGAGAACAGAGAAGCAGCAAAGACTTCTGTTGTTGGTGCATCTGTCAATAGTTCTTCTAACATCAGTCCACAAAACAATGATGTTGCTAAGGGCGTTCAATCTAAGACTGTAAGAGGTAACAGTGTTTCTTCTGCACTACAGTTCTTTGCTAGAAGCGTTCCTGTCAAGTTCATTGTCAGAAGAATGAAACCAAATACTACCATCTCGGTATTCCTAGAAGGTAGAGATATTAGTCGTTGGGTTAACCCTGACCTCCGTTTTACTGGAGTTGCAGGTAATTCACCTTCTGCATTCAATGGCAAAGTAACTACCGACTCTGATGGTAATGCTAGTGGTACAATTATACTACCAGCAGGTCTACCACCACTAGAGAATGCAACTTGGACTGGTGATGTAAACACCGTAAACTATGATGACACTGCAGAAGAACTAAGAGTTTCTACTGGTGTCAAGACCTTTAGATTTACTTCCAGTGCAACTGACGAAGATAAACTAACTGTTGATACTTATGCTGAGGTTAAGTATTATGCAACTGGTGTTCTTCCTGAGAACCCTGTCAGCATTATTTCAACGAAACCATCATTCTTCAAAGCAAACGAAGGTGTACAGTTTGTTGATAGCAATACCGATAACCCAGTAAGACCTAATCCTCTTGCTCAGACATTTAAGATTGAGAACTATGATGGCGGTGTATTCACCACTGGTGTTGATCTCTATCTTAACAAGAAGAGTAGCAGTATTCCTATTAAAGTATACCTAACAAACGTAGAGTCTGACAAGCCTGGCAAGAACATTATTCCTGGCACTGAGAAAGTTCTTTCTCCATCAACATTCCTTAAGTTCTACTCAAACGGTAACGTATATGTAACTAAGGGTGAAATGGTAACTGGTGCAACGTCTGCTGCTAGTGGTCCTGTTGATAGAATTATCGATAAGAATGGTGTTGATCTAGTAGCATCTTCTTCTGGTAAGTTCCTTCTTACTAACGAGCAAGTTTACACCCTTGTACTAAGTAACCACAATGGTCGTGCATTCAAGCAAAATGAAGGTTTGATTGTACCATCTATCACTCTAGCAAATAATACCGAAGGTACTGCAGGAGCACTGACTATTGCTAAAGATAGTGGTAAAGTTTCTGCTATCAATATCGCAAATGTAGGTGCTAACTACGACAACGCAATTGTTACTATCGAGAGTCCACAGTTACCTGGCGGTTCTGTTGCAACAACTAGAGTCGAAGTTTCTGGTGGTAAGATTTACAATGCAGAAATCTCACTTGCTGGTTTTGGATACACCGAACCACCTTCTGTAGTTATCAAGGGAATTGGTAATGGTAGTGGTGGTGCTGTTCTCGAAACTGAAATCGAAATTGATACACCTGCTGTAAGAATGGGTGTTGCTATCGATCAAGAGGGCGTAACTGATTCTACCACACCAACACACTTTGACTTTGCACATCCTGTATATCTACAGAATGATACTGAGTATGCACTTGCAGTTGAAACTGATTCAACTGATTATGAACTATGGGCATCAAAACTTGGTGAAGTTGATATCTCAACCAGCACTGTAATTACTACACAACCTTCACTTGGTTCTGTATACAGATCACAGAATGTTGATAACTGGACCGAAGATAACTTTGAAGATCTTAAGTTCACTCTATATCGTGCAGAGTTTGATATCAGCAGAACTGCAACTCTAGAACTAACCAACGAATCACTTGGTTATGAACTTCTAGGTAGAAATCCATTCGAGACTAACGCTAGTGCTAATACCCAAGCAACTTCTAAGTTGTTCGGTAATAACAATTCAATCGTTAATGTTTCTCACAGAGACCATGGATTTGAAACTTCTGGTAAGTCTTATGTATTCTTCAAGCAAGCATTACCAACGGGTGGAGTTACATCCGATGTTCTGAATAGTTCACTATTCCAGATCAGTAACTCTGGTATTGACACTTACAATATTATTTCATCTATCCCATCCTCAGGTTCTGGATTTGGTGGTGGTACACTAGCATATGCTTCATACAACAGAAAGTTTGAAACTCTGTATCCACAAGTTCAATATCTAACGTTTACTGCTACAAAACTACTTTCGGAAGTTAAGACTACGAATGTACAACCAGTTGACTCAACTGATACCACATTCCCATCATATAGTCAGACTGAGTTTGAGAGAACGTTCCTCAACGAACCTCATTACTTCACCAACCAGAAGATGATTGCTTCTGATATCAACGAAACTCTGAATAACATCGACAATTCGTTGGTTTACAAACTGTCTCTTTCTTCTGAAGTATCTCACCTATCACCAGTTGTTGACCTAGGAACTACTAGTGTTAAGACTGTAACTAATAGAGTTGAGTATGCAGATGGTCAAGAAGATAGATTTGGTAGAAGAGATCAGGTTGTTGAATTCTTCCCTGTATACAGATTCCAAGTAACTAACATGGGTGGTACACAGATTCAGAATGATCAAGCAGTCGAGGGATATAATTCCAAGGCAGTTGGTACTATCGCTAAAGTTGATGGATCTACCGTCTATGTAAGAGTCAAGACATCTCAACTATTCCAAAGAGGAGAAAGAATCTCACTCGGTAATCAACCTACCGTTGTTGAAACAGTAAATGGTGTTGAGGTTCCTGCAGCAACTGTTGATACAAACCCAATTCAAGAGTTTGTTGATATCCCAGATGCATCTACTATTGAAGCAAGAAACCCATCAACAATTACTGAAGTATATACTAACACAATTACAGGTAAAGCAGTTATCTGGAATAACAAGACTCAGAAACTAACCCTGAGAACTGATATCCATCCTATCAATGATTCCTTCACTGATAGAATTGTTGATGGACTAGTTTACAATAGAAACTCAGCGGTTGAAGATCAACTACCTGACATCTTCAGAGTTGGTGACTTTATCAAGTATCCTAATCAACCAGATGATGAAGCTCTCTACTGGGAGATTGGAAGAGTTGAATATGCAAATGGTATTAAGTTTGTACCAGAGAATACTTCCAAGAATACTTCTGGTGTTGCCAAGTATGTAACTAAGGAAGTATCGATCAGCAGTCCAGCAACTGCAATCAATGTTCATCTCACGATGAATACTAAGGATCTTGCAAATGCTAAAGTTCTGTTCAAGTACAAGAAAGCATCGACTCAAGAAAACTTCTCTGATATTGATTGGGAATACTTTAACGGTAATGGACATCCAGATGCTAGTGATATTGCTACTCCAGAGAACACTATCTCTAGTGTTGTCGAGAAACAAACCTCTTATCAGGACATCACATATTCCGCATCAGGTCTTCCTGAATTCTCTTCATTCGCTATCAAAATTGTAATGAGAAGTAACGATCCAGCGTATGTACCTAAGATTCAGGACATCCGAGCAGTAGCATCCTTCTAATTCCGCATATGGACTTTATCAAGGTCGAGGGACATGACGGTCTCGTAAGGGACGAAAACACAGGTGCCATCATCAATTTGGACCAATCGGCTATAGACGCCAGACGTAAGGCGCGGGGATTAAGTTCCGCGCTTGACGACATAAATATGTTGAAGAATGAAATCTCTGAAATTAAGTCCCTACTGAGAGAGCTACTCAAAAATGCCAGCAGTTAACGTCGCACGTACTGATACCTTTGAACAACAAAGGATCAAAATCAATACTATCGCAACACAAATTTTCGCAATCTCTGCTGGTGGGTCTGACCTATCAACAGGTATTCTTAAACTTGGTGATGGTAGTCTAACTACACCTTCACTAGCATTCTCCAATGAAGCTGGTCTTGGTTTCTTTAGACCAGCAAACAAGACCTTAGGTATCACATCCTCAGGCAAAAAGTTAGTAAACTTTACTAACGAGGGACTGATCTCCTTCAAGGATATCATTGTACAAAAGAATATTATTTCAGATCTTGTTACCAGTGATCCTGGTTCTCTCTACGATGCAGGATCTTTCCAAGATGTACAACTATTAGGTGGTACTGGTGAAAACGCAACTGCAAACATCACCGTTACTGAGTATGTCTTTACTCAAAATTCTAATGGTGCTGGATATGAGTATGGCAACTACAGTGAAGCAGGTCTAGAAGGTGGCAATGGTAACGACGATGCTACCATTGACTTTGAAGTTAAAGGCATCGAAGCAACTATTACTAACGCAGGTAGTGGATATCTGCCTGGTACGTACTCTGATGTCCCTGTACAGAACGTAAGTTCTTCTGGTAGCGGTGAGACTGCTACCGTTACTGTAGGTGGTACAGTCGATTACGGTGGCAGTATATCGAATGCTGGTACTGGATATGCAACAGAAGTCTATTCTGACCTTGTAGTTGTTGCAGCAAACCCAGCAGCAACCTATGTCGTTACTTCTGTAAGTAATCCTGGCACTCCTCCACCAAACAACATCTATCAGTTGAATGGTTCAGACAACCCTGCACTAACTCTAGATAGAGGAAACACATACAGATTTGATATTTCTGATTCATCAATGAGTGGTCACCCACTTATTTTTGAAGACACAAATGCTGGTACTCTTGATCCACAATACTTCCAAGTAGTAGAACCTGCTAGTGGTAACTTCATTGATTTGGTTATCAAAGAAGATGCTCCTTTGGGTGATATTGTTTATGCATGCCAACTTCATCCTGGCATGGGTAATACTATCACTGTACAGAATGGCACAACTGGAATCTATGGTCATGGAATGACCGCTGATGCTGAAGTTGATTCAAATGAAGTAGTAATTTCATTCGAGATCAAATCCATTGGTTCAGATTACAATACTAATGATCTTGTATCTGCAGATATTCCTAGTGGTAGTGGATTTGAATATCAGTTAGGAACTCCTGTATATCAAGGTACTGTAGATGCTATCTCATTCAATGATGATGGTACTGGATACAATAAAAATGATACACTAACTGTTAATGATTCAGATCTTGGTAACAAGGGTGGATCTAATTTCCAATGTAGCGTTTCAACGCAACCAGGCGCTGTTGATAACTTCAGTTTTGTATCTAAAGGTACTGGATATCAAACAGGAGACGTACTAAAACTACCAGATGAAACAACTGGTGTCAACTGTGTAGTTAACGGTACGATTGCTCTAGAAATTAACTATACATCTGGAAACGCAACAATCTCTGTCTCTGATTCATCCAACCTGAGTGTTGGCATGAGCATGAGTGGTTCTGCTGACTTTGAAGGAACTGAAACTATTGTTTCTATTAACAGCGCCACATCTCTTACTATGTCTGCTGCACCAACTGCAGACGGTACTTCTGTTGTTGACTTCGCAACCATTGACCCTGCTGACCAACTTGAGGTAAGCAGCACTGTTGGTATCTACGCGGGAATGATTATTACATTCACCTCTGGTACTGCATCACTAGGAACTGGTACGACTACTGTATCTGAAGTTGACAGAGTAAACAACATCGTTACGATGTCTGAGGACTCAGGAGAGCCAGGCACCGCAGTTGCATCATTTACTCCAGAATATGGTGCAAATCCACCCACAGATTGGGAGATTGAAGTTGGTGTCCTTGGTGTTATCGAAGCTGCTACTATCAGTAATCCAGGTAACGGTTACGAATTCCAAGATGTTCTATCTGTAAACCCAGTTTCTCTGGTTGCTCCACAAGTATATACAGTAACTAATATCGATACTCAGAAGATCGACTTTAGTTCAACTATTGCTGATGCTGCAATGGTTGTTGGTGATACTCTAACTGATGGTGGTGAGAAGTCAGCAGTAATTATCTTCAAGAACAGTATTGGTGGTAACGTTGATTATGTTCTAGTTCGGGAAGGTGAGTTTGCAACAACTGATACTATTACTAACTCAAGAACATCAGTTGATTATACACCAAACACAATCAAAGATGGTTACAGATATCTAATCGATGATCAACTAGAACCAAGTATTACCATGTACAGTGGTGATACTTATGATTGGGATGTATCTAACGATAGTAACGATGGTCACATCTTAGCATTTAGTGCATTCCCAGATGGTCCTTATGGTCCTAGTAGAATCGAAGATGTTGCTGTAACTACCGCTCAGTCTTCATTCTCTATTAATGTTCCTAGCACAACTGGTATCCTAGCAGGAATGGAAGTTGTCTTGACAGCAGGTCAAGGTATTGTTGCTGGAACTAAAGTTGCATCTGTTGATAGTGCAACATCTATCACAATGGACACTGCTGCTCTTATTTCTGGTACTTGTACTTGTACTTTCCGTGGTGTTGAGTACACCAACGGTGTTGAAAGACTTAGTGGCATTGTTAGATTCAGACCATCTGCTGATACTCCAAGTCCACTTTACTACTACTGTAAAGCAGTTAGTGCTGGTCACGATGATGAGGGTGGAACCGATGGTCATGAAGTAGCAATGACGGTTGACCAGAACAACCCTAGGGTATTTGGTTCTGGTGCAGAATTTATTGTTGCTCAGGTTCAGCAGGTTGATACTCTGGTTAGTGATGTTGAGACAGGAACTCTTACGTTATCTGATACACAATCAACAGCAGCAACGATTGGAACTCTAAATTACTCAACAGCAGATGGTAGCACTTTAACACTAACCAATCGTGTAAAGACTCCTATCATTGAGGGAACTAGTGACATTGGTGGTATGACCATCGCTAGTTCTTCGACAATCTTCCAAGGTGCTATCAATGTTAACGATGTGATTCAGATGAGTCATGTCAGTGGTAACATTGTTTCTTCTGGTGAAATTAAAACTACCACCAGATTCAGTGTTAACGATAAGATCAGACTTGCAGAAAATGTCATCTCAACAACATCAACTGATGACCTTGAGTTGAGAGCATTTACTGGAAGACTTGTTAAGTGTACAAACACCACTGCACTGGTCATTCCTTCAGGTAGTGATGCTGAAAGACCTACGACTTATGCACAAAATGGTGCTATCAGATTCAACACTGATACACAACAGTACGAGGGATATAGCGAAGATACTTCTACTTGGTCTTCTCTTGGTGGCGTTAGAGACTTGGATGGTAATACCACCATTCTAGCAGAAGAATCCATTGGTGCAAATGATAACACCCTATGGTTCATCAACGATGGTGATAATTCTGTTAAGTTCACCAAGAACCACCTATCATTTGAAAGTGCTAAGACAATCAGATCTTCAAACACTGCTGCTCCCAATTATCAGAATTGGGTTGCTAACGTAGCAGTTACTGTTGGACTATACCTCAAGTATGAGAACAACATCTTTGAAGTAATGGTTGCTGGTACTACTGCTACCAGTGGTAACCCACCACTAGATGATAGTGGTACTCAGTTTGTTAATGGTACTGCAGAACTTAAGTGGACCCATCTTGCAGTTGGACCACTCGTCTTCAATGAAATTGAGGAGATGAGAATTGGACCTACTGGTAACCTTCCTCTGTCAATCAATGGTGATCTACGACTCGCTGATAACAAAATTTCAACAGACATCAATGATCTAGTCATTCAACCTAACTCAGGTAAGAAAGTTGTTATTGATGCTGTCACTTCACTCGCAGTTCCTGTTGGTACTGATAATGACAGAGGTGTTTCAGTTCGTGGTTCTGTAAGATTTAATACAGATTCTCTCCAGTTTGAAGGATATGACGGAAATAACTGGGGTTCACTTGGTGGTGTCAAAGACGTTGACCAGAATACTTACATCATTCCAGAAACTGCACCTGGCGCTAATGAAAATATTCTATACTTCTTCAATGATAACAACAACACTCTGAGACTCACTACGACTCATCTTGATTTTGACACAATTGATACAGTAAGATCTGTAACTAGTGATGAGTTTGAACTGACCGCATCTCTTCTTACTATTGATGGTGCAGCGACTACGTTAGATAACACTTCATCAACCAATACTTTCCTACATTCTGCAAAGCAGTTCTTTGACATTGGTATTTCTGCTGGTCTGACTGTTGACCCAATTCTTCGCATGGATAACCAAGGCGATCTTACTTTCAACGTAGGATTTGGTTCTGGTGTATTTAATGGTATCAAACTATACGATAATGAACTGAAGAGCACTGAGATGACAGATATCAGAGTAACATCTAAAGATCTGAATCTAGTCAAAGGAACCACAGATAATACGGGAACAAACATCTATGTAACTGCCACTGAACTTTCAGCAAAAGTTGTCGTTACTGCATTTAATCCAACCGATGGTGCTAAAGAGTTCATTGAGTTTGGAGTTCTTGACGACGGAACTGATGTTATCTTCACTGAGTATGGCAACATCAGAACAGATGGTGTTTTGATTGTTCCATCCTTCGTATACACCGCAAACAATGAAGTCCGTCTAAATATTGCTGTAGGTAGTGGTGTGGCAGATACCGAAACTGTCAATATCACGGTAGTTTCACACGTTACTAAGAAATAAACATGGCATCTATTAAGGAGAAGCTCGACTCAACTGGTGGATTTTCTATTGATAAAACAGTTGTAGTCGATGAGAATAGAAACGGTAAGGATTTTAACACTCTTGAAATAAGAAATCGTCATTTCTCTGATAGTAAAATCCACACGTTTATTCTCAGAGGTACTAATACCGCTGTACTAGCACTTGATGATGTTGGAACTCAAATTACCATTGAACCAAACACTGTAAACTTTATTACTGGAAATATCCTTGGGGTAAATCCTCAAGGTGTTGTTTATTCAGCAAAGATTGAATCCACTGTACATGCAAACGCAGGCGGTGTTGTTACATGTTTGTCTTCAATGACAACTGTAATTAAAGATGATGTTCCTGCTGGACAAACGTGGTCTATCGCCCCTATTGGATCTCTAAACAGATTTAGCTACTCTACAACCAGAGCGGGTACAACTAACAACATTAAGTGGGTTGTATGCACTCAAGTTATTGCTATTGAATGGCAGTAAGCTAAATAAAACAGAGGAAAAATAGGCGGAGCTAGACAGCACCATGAGTTTTAATATCAATTCCGACAAAGAGTTTATCAGGGGTGGCGATCCCAAACTCATCGGTGATAATGAACTTACAATCAGAGGTGGTACTGGATCATCTGAGCGCGAAATCTTGCGTACTCAGCTTGACGAGACCACTGGATTACCACGTGTCGGTATTAACCGAACTGGTCAAAGAGTTAACAACATTAGCATCACTACGCCAGGTGCTGGTTTCACCACACCACCTAGTGTTATTATTGGACCACCTAACGTAGCAGGTGGCATCCAAGCACTTGCGTCTGCCTTCATCTTTAACGGTGAAGTCGTTAACATCGCTATCAATAATCCTGGCTCAGGATATACTGTCGCTCCCTCTGTAACAATTACTAGTGAAAGTGGTGTTGGTGCAACCGCAGAAGCATTCCTCGATACTGTTGACTTTGAACTTGACATCAACGGTGCTATTAGAACCTCTACGTCTATCATTTCTGACACGGCGAGAATTCTAAACCTCGACATTGACAACTTCATTACGCCTGACGCCAACTTCAGAGCACCATATCTGAAGAACTTCATGAACAACACTGGTATCCCTTGGGATGGCAATGTTATTATTCAGGAAAATTCCTACAGATACTTTGGTGCTAACCTCTATCAGGCACTGAATACTGGTAAGACTGACGCAGACAAAGCTCCTACACACACTGATGGTATTGAACTAAACGGAGAAGTTCAGTTCAGACACATCGGTTTCCGCGTTGTTGACGAGAATTCATTCGCTTATAATCAAACTGGCGATGATGGTATCTTCCCTCGCTCAGTAACTCCTCTACTTGGTGATAGATCAAACAAAATTGCAACTACAGAATACGTTCTGAATCTAGCAACGAATGACGTTGGTGGTCGTATTTACGTTTCACAGCAGATTGGTAGTGACGAGAACGATGGTCGCTCTGCTGTAAACCCAGTTAGAACAATTAAAAAAGCATGTCAGTTGGCATGGCAGACACCTGGCGTCAAAGAAACTGTTATTGTTTCTGGTGGTGATTATGTAGAAGATAACCCAATCTCTATCCCACCTGATGCATCCATTGTTGGTGATAACTTGCGTCTGGTAATTATCAGACCTGCCAACCCTGGCAAACACATCATGAAGTTCGGTGATAAGAACTACATCATTGGTGTTACTTATAGAGATAAAGTTGACTCCATTGGAGATCCAGTCTCCACGTGGGACTTTGCTATGGTCTTCGACGACAAGCAAAGAATTATTATCGACCAAGACACCAATGGAGACTTTGGTGTTAACTTCCCAGTTGGTCACCAAATCTTTGGTCCTGATCAGTTCCGTGTTGACTTCCAAGAGAACACTGGTCTCTCATCACTACAAACTGGTCTAGAAGTAGTTGGTGTTAACACTGGTTCTAGAGCAAAAATTATTGGTGTTAAATTTGACACTGAACTTGGTGCAAGTGCATACACAACTGGTGAACTCGACGTTACCCTGACTAGTGGTTCTTTCCTAGAGGGTGAGAGTTTCAACTATATTGTTACAGGTTCAGCAGGAACAGATCTTGGACTTACTGTAACTGAAACTGCTGGTGAGAACAAGATTAAACTAACGGATAATCCATCTTCGGATATTCCACCAGGTACATATATCTACCTTGATGATACAGATGATATTGACTTCACTCAAGGTTTCTACGAAGTCAAAGAAATTGATGATGACAATGCTCCTAACTATTGGATCGTAGAAGTTGTACCTATTCTGAATGCTAGTACATGGGATTCAACCAGAACAGCAAATATCGATCTTCTGTCAGCAAACATTGTTACAGAAACAGTTGATACTACTTCACTATCTTCAATTAGAGCAGAAGGTGAAGTTGTAAGTGTCGATGAAGATATTGTATCACAACTACCTATTCAAAAGATTGATTTCTCTCTACAGGGAGATCCAAGCATTGCAACTGGTGGTTTCCAGAATGAGCAGTTTGGTAATGCAGAAGATCTTGGTGGTATTGTAATCTTCACCAACGAACTGGTTGGTAGAGATAACTTCCACGACTTCAAAGAAGGTCAAGAAATTGAGATCTCTGGTCTTCCAACCTCTGCACCTGACCTATCATTCCTTAATGGTAAGCAAAGAATTTATAAAGTTCTAGAAGATGCTGATGGTCGTGCAAGACGTTTTGTTATTCCTAAGAAGTTTCCTGCTCTAACACAGGCAGACTTTGATCCTGGTCAAAATGCAACAGTAACTTCTTACTCCAAGTCAGTTACTCTATCACTACTCAACTCACCAAACACCTTCCCACTATCTACTCCTGTAGAAAGAAGGTTCCAAGATGCTTGTACTTTCTTACGTAACAACAGAGACTTCATTGCTGATGAAGTTGTAGGAAGAATCAATGATGAATTTAAGACCACTCATTACTCAGTATATGATATTGGTGGTACTCCAACTGCATCATACACTCCATCTGATGTAGGATATGACCCAGCATCTGGTCTAGTTACATTCACTGTCAACAATCATGGATTGAATGATGGTGACGGTATCAGAATTGCTGATAATGGTATTGTGTTCACTTGTGCCATGGATGGTTACAAGACTGAACACCCTGCACCACAACCACATCATTTCTCCAGTGGTAAGTCACTACCTATTCTGTCATCAACTACTAATACATTCACAGTTAATGTAGGACAGACTCAACCAAACCAAACTTTCACTCCTTCTAACGCAGTATATGATCCATCAACTGGTGATTTAACTCTGGAGATTGGCACTCACAGTTTGTCTACTGGTGAGGGTATTGTATTTGAACCAAATTCACTGAAGTTCACTTGCAACATGGACGGTAACCAATCCGTCAAGTCATATCCACGTCCTGGCATTGACCCATACGCTGGAAAGTCAGTACCTCTAACTGGAGTTACTGATACATCGATCACCATGAATGTTGGTGTATCGAGACCTAATCAATATTTCACTCCAACTGATGCACAGTATAATGCTGCTACTGGTGACCTAACCCTTACTGTCGGACAGCATGGTTTGGGAGTTGGTAGAAGCGTTGTTATTAACGACAACTCTCTAACGTTTACCTGTGATCAGGACGGCAATGCTACCCAGCATACCTATCCTCGTTCTGGTTCTGACCCATATTCAGGTAAGTCTATTGAGATTACTGCTGTTGGAGCATCAACTCACACCCCAACTGATGCTGATTATGACGCATCAACTGGTGTTATTGTATTCACTGTCAACAGTCACGGATTCTCTAATGGTGATTATGTCAAGATTGACGATAATGCACTAACTTATACTTGTGATCTAGATGGTGATGCTACTCAGCATACCTATCCTAGAACAAATCACGATATTGCAAGCGGTCGCTGGTTTGAGATCAATAACAAAACTGCCAACACCTTTGAGATTAATGTTGGTGGTTCTTCTTACACTGGTACTCACACATTCGTAAGTGCTGCTAGCAATTCACTACAGAGACAAGACGGAACCTTCACTGTCAATGTTGGCGCAGCAGGTTCTGCATCTGGTTCTACTCACACGTTTGTTACCGCTGCATCTGGTGCAGTTAAGCATGAACCACAGTCACCACACACCTTCGCTGGTGCTGTAACTGGTGCTGTTAAGCACCTACCAAGATCTGCTCACCAGTTCAAGAGAGCAGTCGCTGACTCAATTACTGTTGGTGGTTCTGACTTCAAGATCTTCCTCGGAACGACTAGTGATGTACACACTTATGTAAGTGGTGGTACTGTCAAGTTTGGTGGACAAACTTATAATATCAGTGCATTTACTTATGATAACGTTGCTTCTGGTACTGCAACTATCACTACCTCTGCTCCAATTCCTGGCTTAGCAGAAGATTCGATGGTCGAACTAGATGGTATTCTTCTATCATGTAGTTCAGGACAGAAAGAATATCCAGCATTCAATATCAAGGGTAGTGATGATCAGTGTCGTCAAGACGTTGTTCACTTCATCAACGCTCTAATTAGAGACCTAGAATTTGGTTCTAACTTCAATATTATTGAAGCAGCTAAGAAGTACATTGTTGGTGCGAAGATTGGATTCGTTGAGAACGAAATTATCCAAACAGTTCGTGGTATTGAGTATGCTAGACAACTAGCAATTCTCGCAATGAGAAACTGGAGAGAGGATAATGGTACTCCTAGTGATCCTATCTACACTCCAAAGTATTCTGCACTACCAAGATACTTCGATGACACTGTAATTACATCAACTGCTACCAATGCACAAGGTGTTGCTTGTGATGATGTAAGATCTGCTATCGATACTCTAGCATACCTTTGGGTAGATGTTCTAGCAAACAATGCATCTGGTACTTACTTGGATGCAGCATACTTGATCGCAAGAAACAAGGATGCTATTGCTGATCAGGCACTTGCTGATACCGAAGCAAGATATCCATCATTGAGACTCAGTGATGTCAACCAGAGAAAGTGCCGTAGAGACGTTAGATTTATTCTTGCTTCTCTAATCAGAGACCTTGTGCTTGGTGGCAACTCTGGTATCATCACCAACGCTGAACTATATTACACGGGTTCTGCACTGACTGGTGTTGATGCATCTGTACTACCACAGACAAGATATGCATATGAGAGAGTTGAATTCTACGCCAAGGCGGCGATGCGTAACTGGTCTGGTGGTGACGTTATCCAGACTACTCCATCATTTGCAACATACGATTCAACCAATGGAACTGTAGTTGTTAACTTCCCAGATCCAACTCAGTCAATCACGACGAATGACAGAATTGCATTCCAAGAGGGTGCTCTAACATTCCAGTGTGACATGGGTTCTGGTGCTGCTAACCATGCAAGCCCAACTGATAACGATAGAAACTATGGTAAGAGTCTCGCAATTACTAACGTTACATCCAGCAGTGGAGTTACTAGTGTAACATGTAATGTTGGTGATGCAGGAACTGCTGCTGGTGTAGCACATACATTTGTAAGTGCTCTGACAAATGCAACTCTTATCATCTACAACCCAATTGATATCAGCACCCCAGTTCCTAAGTTTGAGGATTGGAACACCCTAGTTGATGCTAGTGGTTCTGCTGCTATTGCGGTTCATACCCCAACTGATGCTACTTACGATCCTTCTAATGGTGACTTTACAGTTACTGTTAACAATCATGGATTGTCTACATCAAATACAATCCGTATTGCACCAGAATCGTTTGTATTCACCTGTGCAATGGACGGCAATAAGACCGAACATGCTCTACCAGGCATCGGTCAGAATGCATACGGAAACTCACTACAAATTACTGGAACTACCACAAACACTTACACAGTAAACGTTGGTGCTTCTGGTCCAGGTCGTGGGTGGACTCCATCTGCAGCTGATTATAACCCAGCGACTGGTGATCTGACTTTGACCGTTGGCGAAAGTCACACCCTGTCTGTAGGCGAAGGAATTATCATTGAAGATAATTCACTGAACTTCACCTGCGACATGGATAACAATGACTCTGTTAAGTCATATCCACGTCCTGGCATCGATCCATTTGCAGGAAGATCAATGCCTGTTACGGCAGTGACTGCAGATACGATCACTGTTAATGCTGGTATATCGAGACCTAACCAATACTTCACTCCAAGTGCAGTTACCTATGATGCTAACAATGGTGACATGACTGTTACCGTGGGTCAGCATGGTCTAGGTGTTGGACGCAATGTTGTACTTGAGAATAATTCGTTCACCTTCACCTGTGATCAAGACGGTAACGCAACTCAGCACACCTATCCACGTCCTGGCAGTGACCCTCAAGCAGGTAAGTCAATCGCTATCACTGCTGTTGGTGCTACTCAGCATACAGTTACAGATGCTGATTATAATGCAGCAACTGGCAACTTGCAACTAACCGTCTCAAGTCACGGTTTTGCAAATGGCGATTACATTAAGGTTGCAGATGGTTCTCTAACCTTTACATGCGATCTAGATGGCAATACAGCACAGAAATCATATCCTCGTGCTGGATATGATCGTCCATCTGGTCGCTGGATGCAAATCAGCAATGTAACTACAAATACATTCGATATCAACGTTGGTCCTTCTTCTTACACAGGTGCTCATACTTTTGTAAGTGCTACATCTAATGGCGTTGATCGTCAAGATGGTACATTCACTATCAACGTAGGTAATGCTGGTTCTGCATCTGGTTCTACTCACCAGTTTGTATCAGCAACTACTAATGCTATTAAGCACGAACCTCAGTCAGCACATACTTTTGTAAATGCAACCTCGAATGCAGTCAAGCATCTCCCACAATCTGCACATACATTTGTAAGAACTACACAAGATTCTATCAACGTATATGCACCAGGATCTGCTCCTCTATGTGCAAACGTAGAGTCTAGCATCTCTACTGAGATGGAAATTCTAGATGGCATTCTTGAGTATGCTTCTAACCCAGATTCATCCACAGCAATTGAGCCTGGCTCACTTACCAAGAATACTGGAACTCTCTTTGATACCTCAGATATTATTACATATCCTGATAACTTCATCTATGACCAGAACAATGTCAGGATGGCGATTCGTGGTAACTACGATGACTATCCAATCATTGAGGCATCTCCATATACCCAGAACTCTTCTGTTATCTCCTTCCTAGGTGGTGGCGGTGCTCTGGTTGATGGTTCTAAAGTTAAGCAACCTAACTGTCCTTTCCCTGGCTTGGAACTTGACGGTACTGCGACATTCCCTAATCAGGGTAAGTCGATGGTTGCATCCGCATTCACCATCGTCTCCTTTGGTGGTACAGGATATAAGGTTATCGAAGATGGTTATACCCAGTTGGTTTCTGTCTTCGTTATCTTCTGTGCTGACGGTGTTCTTGCTGAGTCTGGTGGTTATTGCTCCATCACGAACTCTGCTACTAACTTCGGTATCTTCGCTCTACGTGGTAGAGGATTCAGAAGAGAAGCATACACATTTGACGTTGGTACAATTACCAATGTTTCTTCTACTCCTACTGGTAGAACTATCTTCACCGTTGGTGGACTTGGTAGAGAACCACTAGAGCACTATGTTGTCAAGATCGACAACCACTATAACACCAACCCAGACATCGAATTCTTCATCGATTCTGTTGGTGCTGTTACGGTTGGTCCTCCTTTCTCTGCACAACTTACTATTGACAATGGTACTGGCGATGCTGTTGATGTAACCAACGTTACTAGTGGTCAGCAGATCTCACCTGGCTCACTGGTTGGTGAGACTATCAGACTACACAGACCATCTATTGTTAACTCCTCCTCCCACACTTGGGAATTCGCAGGTTCTGGTACTAACTATCTTGCACTACCTGAAAACGGTGGTACTAAGGTTGTTGCTAACGAGCAGGTATCTGAAGACTACGGTAGAGTCTACTGTTCAGGTACTGACGAACTTGGTGACTTCAAGGTTGGTACTTTCGCACAGATCGAGAACAGAACTGGTGCTATTACCTTCACGGGTACTGTTACCATCTCTGAAGTTGAATTCTTGAAACTGAAAGGTGGTGACACGGTTGTTACTGGTTTCGACGCATCCAACACTCTTGGTGGTGCTAACTCCAGTGACTCCAAACTACCTACTCAGAAGGCAGTTAGAGATTATATCACTAACAACCTTGGACCTTACATCAACAAACCATACTCCACGAACGCTGTTCCTAGAGCACTGGTTGAACTTACTGACTCTGGTAAGATTTCCGTTGACCAGATCCCAGCACTCAGACCATTTGAAGTTTACACTGTTGCTAACCAACAGGAAAGACTTGCAATTGAAGGCGCACTTGCTGGTGACATCGCGATTGAACAGGATACATCAACGTCATTCATTCTTAACAATGACCTTGATAGTCAGTTCCTCTCCTTCAGTGTTGATACTTCACTACAGTTTACTCTCGGTGATATCTTCACTGGTAGCGTATCTGGTGGTCGTATGCAGGCTACCGAATACAGACAGGGTGTTGTATTCTCAATCAATATTAGTGACGGTGGTTCTGGTTACTCATCTCCTCCTAACATCACCATTACTGGTGGTAACCCACAGTCTGGTTCAGTCGAGGCAAAGGCAGAAGCAGTCATTGCAAACGGTGAAGTTGTTGCAATCGATATCATTGCATTCAACGGATTCAAGGGTGGTAAAGGATACACCATTCCACCTACTGTAACCATTGCTGCTCCAGCAGGATCTGGTTTACAGGCACAAGCAAATGCACTAATTGAATCCAGACTGTATGGTGACATTGTAAACAGAATCAAACTAGAAGATACCGATCAATTCGATTCTAGTGATGTTCCTTCAGTTACTATTGATATTGACAGAGCAGTCAATACATCCTCTAATGATGCTAACAACTGGGTATCACTATCCTCTAACCAGATTTCTGCAACTGACATCGTATCTGGTGTTATTGAATCTGACAGATTGGCATCTGGTGGTGCTGCAAACTCCTTCACGTTCCTACGTGGTGACCAGAACTTCGCACTAGCAGTTCAGTCTATCAAGGGTGCTGAGAAGAGATACTTTGCAAAACTAACTCAGAACTTCAATAGTGGTTCTAGTGAGATGGTATTCGCCACTCTACCTGAAGCACTAATCGGTCACGAGATTCTAAACAACGTTGTTGGTATCCAACCTAACACTAATATTACTGGTGTTCTTACAACTGGTGGATCAACAACAATCTCACTAAACAACCCAGCAACTGCATCAATCTCTGCTGGTACTGTTATCGAATTTGAGCGTGGTGCTTCACCTCTCATCTTTGATTCTACTTACACTCAGGGTAACTTCGTTGATACGATTGTTATTTCTAACGGTGGTACTGGATTCACCAACGGTCAGTTCTTCGATGTTGATCTAACTGGTGGTACTGGTACTGGACTCAAGTGTAACCTAACCATTGCTGGTGGTGCTATCAATGAACTAACCGTAACTGACGGTGGTACTGGATTCGATGCTGACTTCAATATCACTCAGGCACCAACTGAAATTGGCGCTGGTTCTGGTCTAGTTCTACTTGCTAAGGTCAGCACTGTCAACAGACAGTATGCAAACGTTGCAATGGACGTTCAGAGAGTTTCTGATCTTACCATTTCATCCGACCTTTACGGTACTATTGGTGTTGCAAGATTCAAGAAATCTCAGTTCACCATTGGTGCATCAGGTAATGGTTCAGTTGACCTAAACGTTGGTGCTGACTCTGGTCTTGACGCTGACCTTCTGGACGGTGCTCAGGGTGCATTCTACCTCAACTCTGGAAACCAGAATGCTGGTACTCTACCAACTGACCGACTCGCTGGTACGTATAACATCAGCGTATCTGGTTCTGCTGGTAACGCACTGAGACTACAAACTGGTACTAACAACCCAACGTCCAACCCAACTCCAGATAACTTCGTTGGTGGTATTGTTGCTAACACGGTTAACAACAGTTCTAACCAGTTGAGTGACGGTGGTGCTAAGAACCTAGTAATGACCATCAGAGCAGGTGGTTCTAGTTTCGATGCTTCCTTCGGTGGTGTAAGACAACTTGCATTTACTGATAACGATAACATGTGGCTCCGTGGTTCTGGAACTGGTGTTACCAGCTTCGGTTCATGGGCACTCATGTGGAACTCCCTGAACGATGGTATCGGATCAGGTCTAGACGCTGACAAACTTGATAACAAGCAAGGCACTTGGTATCAGAATGCTCTGAACATTAACCTAGGAACTCTATCTGATAACAGACTACCTGACTGGATCGACGAAACTGCATTTAAGGATAAGATCGAAATCAGATCTTACAATGGTGATACTCGTTACAAGATCTACATTTCTGGTCAGATCCTAAATGCTACCCCATTCACGCCAGGCAACACAGTCAACCTGTACAATGCTAATGGTCAGGGTACTGGTGTTATTGATATTGACAACATCATTATTAACAATGACACGCAAGATAATGCAAATGATTATACCATCATTATTGGTAGACTGACAACTGGTAACTTTGTTGGTGCTGAAACGATTGGTACAGCATCAGATAGAAAAGAATTCCAAGACTTTACTATTGATATTGGTAACACTATTCCTGTTGCTACTCTTGAGAGTGACGGATCTACCGCAAACCTCAGACTTGGTAGAAAGGATGGTATTGCTTCCTCACCAGGCATCTACTTCAGTTCTTCTGCACTGACTGCAAACTACAATGCTGCAATTGTATCATCTGGTGGTACTGCAACCGATGGTTCTGGTTCACTAAACGTTCAGGTAGAAAACGCAGATGCATTCACTCAGAATGGATCCGTTATCTGGAACGCAGGTAACATTGAATTCCAGTCAGCAAACATTGCAGACACTGGAGTCAAGCGTGATGGCAACGGTGGATTCTCCGCTGGAACTATCACCCTAGATGTTGCTGGTGGTGCTGAACTGATTGGTGCTGCTTCACTCAACGTCCTGAAAGAAGGCGACACAATGACTGGTGGTCTAACCATCGGTACTGGTTCTGCTGCTACACAGGGTCTATCGGTTTCGGGTGATGTTGACTTCCTCGCTACCTTAGATGTTACTGGAGATCTGAATGTTGATAGTGGCACACTCTTCGTTGATGTATCACAGAACAACATTGGTATTAACACAGGAACTACTCTGATTGCTGGTCTAACTGTAGACATCCAAGGTGGAACAGTTGGTGCTCTACGCCTACAAGGACATGATGGAGCAAGTCATCACATGTACTTCGATGGCAGTAAGAGTGAATACTTCGATGATGCAAATCATGCGATGATGTTCCTCTCCTCTGGATCACCATCAAGTACACATCCTGGTCAAGGCGCACACTGGATCTTCAACGGTAGAGCATCTGATAGAGATTTCATCTTCCGCAACAACTCTAATAACAAACTAACCATTCAAGGTGACGGTGGTCTCAATATCACAAACAGTGGTACTAACAGAGCAATCCAAGCAGATAATGATATCGCAACGAATTCAAACTTCGTTGCTGGTAATGCTGGTGATAACGGTGGTGCTGGTCTATCACTACTTGGTGCGACTGGATTCAGAAACTACAGAGTCGGCAGCAACTTTGTTGCTAATAACATGTTCGCTGTTGAATACTCTAGTGGAGTTGGTGGTAACTCCTTCTCTGGTGGAACTATTATCGCAGGTCTGTTTGATGGTTCAAACGCAAGAGTTGGTATTAACACTACTACCCTCCAAGGTAATGACCCAGAAGCAAATAACCAACTAAGGGAATACATCCTGAACGTTGGTGGTGACATGAACATCAATGGTCAACTATTCCAGAACAACTCTGAATTCGTTACCTCCAGATGGACAGAATCACCTAACGGCAATGATATCTACAGAGCATCTAAAGTTGGTATTGGTTTCACTACCGATAAAGATCCTGGCTATGCACTAGATGTTGAGGGAGACTTCAACGTTGTTGGCGCTACTTACATTGGTGGAGTCAAACAGTATCAAGACTCACAGGGTATCATCAAAGCATACAATGACACCATTCTGTATGATGTTGACTTGGATGCTAACAGCAACAGTTTCTCCAACGGACCAATTATTGTTGCCTCTGGTGTTGACATTGTATTTGGCAATAATGCCAAGTGGACCATCTTATAAATACCGTTGAAGATATAATATATCAAGATGTCAGCAGGTTCAGAACTTATTGTTGATCAACTCAATCTAACTGGTGGTCTTGTCATTAAGATGATGACCACCAGTGAAAGAGATGCATATTTTAATTCACCCGACCCGACTGGTAAAGGTGCATTGATTTACAATACAACCACTGGTTATATGGAATTTTATGATGGTGTTGAATGGACACCAACCAAAGCTGGTTATCAGGTACAATTCTAATATTTAAGGACGACAATGAACAAAATTATTGCAACTAAAGATGTTGGCACTAACACTTGGACAGTAACTAAAGAAGTTTCTGCCTCAAGAGATCTTCACGTGTCGTTCGCTTTTGTTCGTGGAGGCGAGACTGAATTTGATTTCGAGAAGTTAAATTTCGGAATTAAAATTTATAGAGCTTCTGGTGAAAAAGAATGCCTGTTAAATTATAACTGGCCTCTCTCAGAAGCACTACGTCATAAGTCAAACAAAGCTCCATACTTGGAAGAGTTTGATTTTGTTTGGGATGTAGATGAGGCATATAAAATTGTCATTACTGGTGGTGAGGAAATGCAGCAATCATCTCACGAAAGTATGTTTGCTGTTCCTAGACCACCTTCACCTTATAATTCATGGGTATGGGATGGTACTGAGTGGAAAGCACCAGTAGGACCATATTCACACACTTCGGAACTATCCGATTATCAAGTCTCTGGTTCATCTAAGGACACGTTCTCTTGGGATGAAACTGCAAAAGAATGGAAATTGGATGTTGATGAACCAAACCCAAGAGACGCATTATCAAGACCAGACAGAGTTGTTGATCCTAACAATCCTGTTGGTTGATAAATAAAATTAACATCGTAATAGTAATCAAGGAATAGTATGTCTTCCATTACAGTAGAAAAAATCAGATTGACTGGAGCACTACAAATTCCAGTTCTGACCCAAGCACAAATCGATGCTCTGTCTCCTGAACAGGGTCAGATTGTGTACAACTCTGATATCAACTATATCCAGATCTATGGTCCATTTGATAACTGGGGACTAACTGATATTGGTACTGGTAATGACCTATGGGACATGGAGAACCAGTCCAATAACGGAACTAACTCACAACTCTTCAAGAGTCTAGTTGCTCGTGGTGATAACGAGGGTCCAGATGCATTCCAAATGGCTGCTTCATACTCGAATGACTCGGGTGCATGGGCAGGAAATACTCGTTTCTTGTATCAGTCTGGATTCCAAGGATACCAAACTGTTGCTATTCCTAAAGATGGTTTATACAGATTTGAAATTGGTGGAGCAAGAGGAGGAAAATGTTCTAACAGAGGTGTTACCATCATGTATGGTGCATCAGCAACTGGTGACTTCTATCTAACGAAAGACCAGAGAATCACCATGGCAGTTGGTGTAGGTGGTGGTGACTATTCTTCGCCTCATGGAAATGAGGCTGGTGGCGGGGGAGCAACGTGGGTCTTTGACTCCACAAACAATAATTTGTTGATGGCAGCTGGTGGTGCTGGCGGTAGTGCTGGTAACACTTGGGGCACGTCATGTACTAGAGATACAAATAAAGGTAGAGGACAATCTTCTCAGGGTGTACAAAGTTTCAGTTGCGCTTACAACGTTTCTGCACCATCTACTGGTCAAGGCGGAAATGCTAACGGTAACTATCACGGCGGTGCTGGTGGCGGTTTCCAAGGCGATGGCGCTAATGGTGGAACCCACTGTGGTAACGCTAGAGGTGGCGGCGGATATGGTTCTGGACTAGTTGGTGGTACAGGAAATACATGTTATACTACTGGTGGTTTTGCTAACTCTGGTGGATTTGGCGGAGGCGGCGGTGGTCAGTTATCTGGTCCTGGCGCTGGCGGTGGATACACTGGAGGATGTACGGCAGGACAGTGGTCCTCTTACAGCACCCACGGTGGTGGCGGTGGATCATACAATGCAGCAACCACGAACAACTCAATCAGTGCTGGTGGAAACACTGGTGGCACTGGTGGTTATGCTGGTGCTGGTTATGTTATTATGACTTGGTTGAGCGAATGACATCTGATGAACATGTTCCTTTCCTTATGGTCCCTAGAAGGGTAAGTAAGGAAAGGTTTGATACTTGTCTTGAATGTGAACACTTTCGTCAATCATTAAAACAATGCAAAATTTGTAATTGTTTTATGCAAGCGAAGGTACAATTCCAAGATGCAAAATGTCCAGACGGACGGTGGGGAACATGGAAACCCCGTAGGACTACTAAATAATACACACACTATTTCACGTGATTACAATGGCACAAACACCTGAACAACTAAAAGCAAATTTTGAAGAACAACTCGGCAATGCAGAAAAACAGATTGCTGAATTGAAAGAGAATCTAGCGAAAGCAGAAGAATACAGACTGAAACTTATTGGTGGTATTGAGACCCTAGCACTACTGAATCCACCAGAAGAAGCAGCAGAAGCACCAGCAGAATAGTCCCAGATCCCTTCTTCCTAAATAGGTAAGAAGGGATTTTTGTGTGTAATGGCATCTCCAAATTCAAGAGCTGAACTCATCACTTATTGTAAGAGGCAGCTTGGTGAGCCTGTCTTACAAGTCAATATCGACGACGAACAGGTAAACAACGTTATTGATGATACGTATCAGTTCTTTCAAGAGAACTGCTATAACGGCATGGAGAGGTGCTACCTTACCCATTCACTGACTGCTGATGACATCACTAGATTTAAAGCAACAGTAACGACCAGCAATGGAAGTTCTGATTGGAATGAAGCAACAAACTACATTCCTATCCCAGCTCATGTCACTGGTATTAGTAAAGTTTTTGGATTAGTAAGTAACTCTATTCGTTCTAATCTCTTCGGTGTTGAGTATCAACTATATCTAAATGATCTCTATGCATTCGGATCACTTGATATTCTCAATTATTTTATGACTAAGCAGTATCTAGAAACTCTAGATATGGTTCTGAACAATGGTTCATTCCAACAGTTCAGATTTACAGCGCGTCGTGATCGTTTATATCTTGACGTGGATGCTGACTTCCTTGCAGAAGATAAGTATCTGTTGATTGAGGCACACAGGATGATCGATCCTACAGATGCCACAGAAATGAATAATGATCCTTTTGTTAAAAAGTATGCTACTGCTCTTATGAAGAAGCAGTGGGGTATGAACTTGATTAAGTATAACAACGTCCAACTTCCTGGCGGTGTTACACTCAATGGTAGAGAGATCTACACAGACGCACTAGCAGAAATTGAGAAAATCGAAAGCGAAGTTCTCAGTAAGTATGCAATTCCACCTATGGATATGATCGGATAAAATGCCTACCAGTCCCTATTTTCCAACATACTATCAAGGTCACAGTGGCGAACAAGGTCTCGTACAGGATCTTGTGGATGAACAAATCAAGTTGTTTGGTACAGATATATATTATATCCCTAGAGTCGTCTTAACAGACAGCACTTTAGATGAGGTAAGATATTCTAAGTATCAGGAGCAGTTTCAGATTGAGATGCTTCTGCAGAATGTCACAGGTTTTGGAGACAACGCAGAGTTCATCAGCAAGTTCGGTCTTCGTATCACAGACGAAGTAATTTTTCGTGTGTCCACTAGAAGGTGGGATGAAGAAGTAGCAGAACATAATCCTAATCTCACACTCGATAGTAGACCTAACGAGGGAGACTTATTATACTTCCCTCTAACAAAAGATATTTACGAAATTAAATTTGTAGGAAAGGAAGAACCATTCTTCCAGTTTGGTAAGATTCAATTCTATGCTATCACTGCTGAGATCTATGAGGTTGGCAGCGATGACTTCGAGACTGGTGTTGAGGAGATTGATAGTATCGAACAACTAGTTGATAACGCCATCAAACTATTCATGGATCCTGGCGGCACAGGAGACTTTGCTGTGGGTGAAGAAATTGTTGGCGACGAGTTCCTTGCTAAAGCAACTGCAACTCTCACGGGAGATGCTGTTACTGGTATTACAATCACAGACGGTGGATCGCATTATAAGGTTGCTACACCACCATCAGTAACTATTACAGGAGACGGGACAGGTGCGACAGCTACTGCTACGGTTAGTTCTACTGGCATTGTTAACGGCATTACTATCACCAGTGGTGGGAGCGGTTATAGTTCTGCACCTACTGTCACAATTGATTACTCCCCCAAAGATAACAGAGCAGAAGTCAAGTCTTGGGACAGCGCAACTAGAGCTCTCGAAGTCATCAACAGAACAGGAACGTTTACTACTGCTGAAGTAGTCACTGGTCTAACTTCAGGTGCTAAGTGGAGTCCTGAAACATTTGACACTCTAAATAATGTCAGCAGCAACTACGATCAAAATAGACAGATCGAAGATAGTGCGGATGACATTATCGATTGGACTGAAGGCAATCCATTCGGTGAATATGGTAATCAGACAGGTAGCTTCTAATGTTAGGATCACATTTTTATAATTCAATCGTTCGTAAGAACATCATTGCGTTTGGTACGCTCTTCAATAATCTAACGATGAAGAGTACGGATCCTAGCGACGGTACTGTACTGGAAGAAATTAAAGTTCCTCTAGCATATGGTCCTAAGCAGAAGTTTCTAGTTCGTCTAGAAGAGAACCAGTCTAACAGAAAAGTTGCAATCACCCTACCACGTCTCTACTTTGAGATGACAGGAATTGAATACGATTCTTCCCGTAAAACGTCACCAATTCAAAAATACAAAACGATCATTGCTGATAATGGTAATGAGGTCAGAACTCAGTATGTTCCTGTTCCTTATAATCTAAACTTTGAATTGGGAGTTATTGCTAAATCTCAGGATGATGCATTGCAAATTACTGAGCAGATCTTACCATATTTTCAACCGTCATTTTCAGTGACTCTTAATATGATTCCTGATATGAATGAGAAAAGAGATGTTGCTATTGTATTAAACAATATTTCTCATGAGGATGAGTGGGACGATAGTTTTTATGAGCGTAGATATATCATCTATACTTTACGCTTCACTATGAAGTCCTATCTATACGGTCCATATAACACATCTGATGTTATTAAGAAAGCAATCATTCATGAAACTCTTGGTGATCTTTCTGTCAACCGTAGAACAATTACAAGAACATATACACCTAAAGCAAAAACAGATATCAATACAGATGGTAGCATCGATGTAAACGATGATGCACTATTAGATGCTGGTGATGACTTTGGATTTAATGAAGGAATCGAATTCTTATGAGTAGCCTAGAAGAAAACATGGAAGATATGCTCAACATCAGTGCTGAGGTTGTTGAGGAATCTAAACCATCCAAACCAGTGCCACCCACTGTTGACAAGGAAGATAAGCAAAAAGACTACGAATATACACGTGGAGAACTATACAGCCTCATAGACAAGGGTCAGGAGGCGGTACAAGGCGCTTTAGAGGTCGCACAGGAGTCAGGGCACCCTAGAGCATACGAGGTCGCTGTAGCGGCAATGAAGCACGTCGCAGACATGACTGATAAATTGGTGGATCTTCAGAAGAAGATGAAAGATCTCGATGCCGAGCAGAAGAAAGGTCCAAGTTCCGTAACTAATAATGCAATGTTCGTAGGTTCTACCGCAGAATTACAGAAGATGCTTAAGGAAATGGGTGGAGGAAAAAGATAAATATATCCGTAAACCCTCGTCGGTTATCATGAGAGATTATAAAGAATTTAAAGAACTCTGTGAGGCAAAGCGCGGTCTCTACGCAAATATCCACGCTAAACGAAAGAGAGGAGAAGCACCAGCGAAACCAGGTAGTAAGGACTACCCCGCTAAGGATGCTTTCAAAAAGGCGGCGAGGACTGCCAAAGAAAGTTTTGAACTCGAAGAAGCAGCCTGGACCAGAAAGGAAGGCAAGAAAAAGTCTGGAGGTCTTAATGAGAAGGGACGTAAATCTTACGAAAGAGAGAATCCTGGAAGCGACCTTAAAGCACCAAGCAAGAAGGTTGGAAATCCCCGTAGGGCATCATTCTGCGCTCGAATGAAAGGGATGAAAAAGAAACTAACTTCCAAAAAGACCGCTAACGATAAAGACAGTCGTATCAACAAATCTCTACGTGCGTGGAATTGCTGACATACTTATAAAAACATTGTTAAGATAACGAATAATTACCTACTGAAACTATAATTAGTTATGAGTTTTGAACTGAAAATGCGTTTAAACGACACTGACATCTCACGCCTTATCACTGCCTGTAAACTCTACCAAGATAAGACAGGAAGCGAATACATGTGGGAACAATATGATGACTTGATTAACAAACTCAGAGCGTATCAAGATAACTATTCGGCGGACAATGAAGATTCTATTCGCATTTCTAGCAACACTATTCCTAGCAGCTCCAGCGTGGGCAGTTGATGTAATTATGGGTTCTAACGGGAACCTAGTTTTTGATCCAGCAGAGATTACAATTTCTGCAGGAGATACAGTTCACTTTGAAAACAACATGCTGCCACCACACAATATTATTGTGGAGGGTCGCCCTGATCTATCCAGAGAGTCACTAATGTTTGCTCCTGGTGAGTCACAAGACATCACATTTGCAGATGCAGGTGACTATGAATACTGGTGTGGTCCTCATAAAGGTGCAGGCATGATCGGCACGGTACATGTAGAATGAAACAATTTAACACAGTTGTCTTAGACATCACTGTGGCAGTTCTCGACTTCTTATACAGAGGTCGAGACTATCCTAGATTCTGGGTGCTTGAGGAAATTGCTCGGGCACCATATTTTGCGTTCCTTAGTGTACTGCATTTCAGAGAAAGCATGGGACTACGAGGACCAGAACATCTATATTTGATGAAACAGCACTTCGAGCAGTCAGTCAATGAAACAGAACATCTGGAATATATGGAAAGTCGGGGTGGTAACCGTTATTTTATTGACCGCTTTGTTGCCAAGCATCTCGTTCTTATCTACTATTGGGTTAACGTGGTTTATTATTGGTTGGCTCCTGTGTCTGCTTACCATCTCTCCTATGAGGTAGAGATTCATGCAGCAGAAACTTATGCCAAGTTCCTCGCTCTAAATGGGCAGGACGCCAAGATCCTTGAGATCTTGAATGATGAGTTGGACCACTCCAGAGAACTACAACTTGCTATGGAGAAAATCAATGTTTAAAAACTGGGGTAATGGTATAGAACCACCTAACCATGTAACAAAAGAAGAAGTACAGGAGATGATCGATGATGCCATACGAAAGCATAATCGTAATGCTGGAATTATCAGTATGTGTGTTGGTTGGGTTGTTCTCGCACTTTTTGCTGAGGGTCTTCTTCGACTCATTGGAGTGATACCACCACTCTTTGACTGGCTAAATTTAACTATCAAGTAAAAAACAAAATGAAAGTAGGAATGATCGGACTAGGACGGATGGGTGAAGGAATGTCCCGTCGTCTAATTGCAGCAGGACATGAAGTACATGGATATCGTAACAATTATAAGAAAGCAGAAGAACAATTTGAAGCGGGTTATATCAGTGGATGTACCACTTCTCTGGAAAATCTTGTTCAAGTAGTACATCAAAACAAAACAACTGGAAAGACGCCAGGCGTCTTTTGTATGGTTGTACCAGCAGAAACAGTAGAGGACACACTCAATGAGCTATTACAGTTTTGTGTGGAAGGAGATATTATTATTGATCATGGCAATAGCAATTTTAAAGACTCTCGCAGAAGGGCAGAGAGACTTGAAAAATTGGGCATCCAATATATTGACTGTGGTACTAGTGGTGGTGTTTACGGCTTGGAGCGTGGATACTGTCTTATGGTTGGCGGCAGAGGTGGCGCAGTCGCCGCTTGTGCGCCTATCTTCAATGCCCTCAGTTCAGGAATATCTGCCGCAGATAGGACCCGCCCTGGAGACTACGTTACACCTGCTGAGTTAGGTTGGTTACACTGTGGTGACGCTGGTGCAGGTCACTTTGTAAAAATGGTTCACAACGGTATCGAATATGGAATCATGCAAGCATACGCAGAAGGATTTAATATCCTGCATGAAGCTAATGCTGGCGCAGCATACGTTGCTGCAGGTGATGCAGAAGTTGCTCCTATGGCTTGTCCAGAAGATTATCAGTATGACATCAACGTTGCTGAAGTGGCTGAGTGTTGGCGTCGTGGTAGCGTGGTTGGTTCTTGGTTACTTGACCTTACCGCTGATGTTCTACGCGGCGATAGAGAACTTAGCAAGTTCGATGGAGGAGTATCAGACTCTGGTGAGGGTCGTTGGACTGTTCACAGTGCTGTGGATCTCGGTGTTCCAGCCCCTGTTATTACTACTGCTCTCTACTCAAGATTTGAAAGCAGAAGACTTGGACGATTTGCGAACAAAGTCTTAAATGGAATGCGGGCAATGTTTGGAGGTCACGATGTTAGGTAATGTACTATTATGGATATCAATACCCTTTGTATGTGCCACCATCACATTTGGACGACTTAAAGGCGAAAATAATTACTACGAATCTGAGAACTATAATGGAAACGGAACCGCTCACTAAAGGCATTGTTATATTTGGTGCAACAGGAGATCTATGTAAGAAGAAACTAATTCCTGCTTTACATAAACTCTGGCAGAAAGGACTTCTCCCAGATAATTTTTTAGTTACTGGTTGTGCTAGGAGAGATCCTGGCGCTCAGATTTGGAAAGAATCTTTAGGTGATTATCCTGAAGACTTTTTGCACCATTTAGATTATGTCTGTGCAGATCTGGATAATGTAGATTCACTGCATAATATTCCATCATACTTAGACGACATTACATATTTTTTATCTGTTCCACCAGAGAGGTATGCAAATGCAATTGCCAATCTTAAAGAAGCTGGAAAACTGGATGACCCAGATCACTCCAGAGTGGTTATCGAAAAACCCTTTGGACACGACTATAAATCTGCTGATCATTTACAGTCAGTGGTGGAGCGACATCTACGCGAGAAACAAGTCTATCGCATTGACCATTATCTTGGTAAAGATACTGTTAATAACATCCTTACCACTCGCTTTAGCAATATTCTGCTGGAACCTTTATGGAACCGCAATTTTATAGAAGAGATTCAGATCTTTGCATCAGAGACTATCGGATGTGAAGGTCGCTCACAATACTATGAGACTGCTGGTGCTGTACGCGACATGCTACAGAATCATATTCTACAAGTCCTTGCTCTAATAGCAATGGATGCTCCTAGTAAAATGAATGCTAGGGAAATCAGACGTGAGAAGACAAAAGTCCTCGCGGCAACTAGACTATCACAGAACATTATACTAGGACAATACGATGGCTACCGTTCTGAAGAGGGTGTTGATACTCACAGTGGTACTCCTACCTATTTCGCTGGCACTTTATTCGTCGATAACTGGCGTTGGGAGGGAGTTCCTTTTAACGTCATGACTGGCAAGAAACTACCATATCAATGTGTAGAGGTAGTTATCAAGTTGAAGACACCACCACTTCATCTGTATGAAGGAGAAACTGGAGATCGTATTGTTATACGTTTACAACCTGATCCTCATCTAGATATTAGGATCGACATGAAAACGCCAGGTCTTGGTGATGGAGTTGAGTTAGCAACTCTAACACATTCATATCCACAGGAGAGAGCGATTGATGGATACGAGAAACTTCTCTATGATGCTATCGAGGGAGACCAGTCTCACTTCGTACATGCTGAAGAAGTTATGGAAAGTTGGAGGATTGTAGATGACCTTCTGTGTACTGGTGATAGTTGCCCAATTCGCACTGTCCCTTATCTCTACTGTGGCGGGTGGGGTCCACACCACAAAACAGATTTCATAACTAAGTGGGATTATCCATCATGAGTTTAGACAGACGCCATGGTCCACTCAGTAAAAAAGAAGTGGAAGAACACAAAGAACTACGAAAGAAGTTATACGAACGTATTAAACAACTTCGTATGACGGAGTATATTGATGATGATGAAGAACCAGAAATATTCTTGGACGTAGCATGATACTAGAGTTTGCTAGATTTTGTGGAAGAACATTGAACAATCCATGGGCATGTGGTTTCATGGCATGGTGTCTTGTGTTCGTTCCCATACTTGGTATGTGGGCAGTTCATAAATATGGATGGGAACACTGGGAACCATTCGGTAAAAAACATGTACCGAGAACCACACCTGCAGAAAAAGAGTGATGAATGTGCTCGCCTATGGAGGGAGTGGCATAGCTTGTGGCGAAAAAAGCATTAGGTGCGCCAGAAGCTAGAAGAGCATGGTGCGATTGTTGTGATGAGTTCAGTATAATGTGTCATCACGAGGCAAAGACCAACCCTAGATATAAAGACTTGAAAATGTATTGGAATGAACCTCCTCCTCCGCCCCCTTGAGAATAATAACGACCCCGTTTGGAGTGTGATCTTCTCGATCATGCTACTCCTAGCGGGGGTTTTTTATGTCGTCTACTATATACTTGGTATTGACGCAAGAGAGGCGCAAGAACATGGGAGCGATGACACCCCCGAGTCGTAAGAGTTGTTACAACTTTCGCGTAGTATCGATAGATAAAGTGTTGGACGGAGATACCATCGATGTCACAATTGATCTCGGTTTTGACCTTTATAAAAAAGA